CACATACAGCGCCGCGTACACCCCACCTACCGCGACCAACGAAAACGCGCCGGATGAATTCGTGTAGGTGCTCACCGGGTTCGGCGAGACCAACGCGCCGCTGACCATCGTCGGATAGATCGGCTGCTCGATTACCTGGACGCCCGAAAGCGGATTGCCCGAGTTGTCGAGCAACGTGCCGGTAATCGTTACCGTGGTCTGCCCCCAACAAAGCGACGGCCACAACGCCAGCACGAGCGCGATATATCGCAGAAAGCGCATCATTTCATGCCTTTGAGGATGCCGCCGAGGACCCCGCCGACGAACCCGCCTGCGAACTCGCCGACGATGAAGTAGGGTTTGCGGTCACACCGACCAGTAGCGACTTCACGGAATCCTGCACGATGGTTTCAACCGTTGATTGTCCGAACGATACGGCCAGATTCTCGAACCCCGGAATGCCAGCCTTCACGGCCGCCCACAAGCGCGCCGCGGCTATCCCGAACTTCCAGGAACCAAGCGCGCCCGAAAAAACCGGGTCCTGCTCCAATTCCTGGACGATTTGCAGCGCGTAATCCTTGACCGCCTTGGTAAACGCGGGCAAAGCGGCCTTGAAGTCATCGACGGCGATTGCCTCGACCTCGCTGGCCGCAGCCTTCACGTCGCGCCAAATAAGCGCCGCGACGCCCTTGATGTCGTCTTCGACAACACCGACCTCCTGCTCAAGCATGGTTAGCAAGCTCATACTCATAACCCTCCGTTGATTGCGCCGACCTTCGAGGCTGCATCTACCGCACCCGACAGGCCGCCCGCAGCGTTGCTGATTATATCAGACGATTCCTCGCCAAACGGGAACCGCAACCGGCCCGCTTCGTCGCGGCACACCACGAATTCCGACACGGGGTCGATAATCGGAATACCTGGTTTTGCCAGCACCACTTCGCATTGTCCCGCCTGCGTAAGATGCGTTTGCACGTTCATAGTGGTTATCGTGGGTCCGCAGCCGGACAGCAGCATTACCACTGATAGCCCATTGACGCCCATCCAGCGCCATCGGGCGTGCCGCCGAGATACTTGCGAAAATCGTCCCCGTGTACCGCGAGCACGTGCGGAATCCAGTCGTATCGCGCGATATGTTTTCCGCAGCGCGTGCACCAACGTTTCAGCCTCGTTTCAGCTCCTTGATGATCTCCCGCTCGATCTCCGCGAGATTGCGACTTAGATGCGGAAACTCCAGCGTGAGCAGCTTCCAGGCGATCAGCTTGTGGAGCTGGCGTGCGGGCTCGTGCGTGCTCTTTGTGCACTGGCCGCCGCTCAGGAACAGATTTACGTAGTCTTCGGCTTCCTTTAGCTTTTTTAGCTCCTCTTCCTTCATGACCCATCGATCGCCCCCGCAGACCCTAATCTCTCGATTGCTGCCTTGAGCTTGCCCAATCGTCCAACAATCAGCCCTCGCTGCTCGTTAGGCGGAGAATTGATCGCGTAGTGGCCGATACAAGCCTGGATAGCCGTGAATACCGCCGCGGGCTTCGAACGCGCCGCGCCTATCGTCATCGGCCCGATCGCTCCATCAATCGCGCCCGTATATGCGCCTTCGTACATCAACGCACCTTGCATGATCAATACTGCGTCCCCCCATGGCAGGTTGACCGCCTGGACGAACAGGAACACGGCCCAGCCGTCAGGTAGCGCGCCGCAATGAAGCGGAAGCCAGTAGTTCTCGTAGTAGATGGCCCGCATTTCCGCATCGGTCATCTCGCGGACCGGACGGCCCGGAAGCGCGTGCCTGCGCCGCCAAACGTCGTAGGTTTCCTGAGTCACACCGCGGTAGGTCGGGCCGCCCGAATCCACGGTCCAGCCACCTTCGATTGTCGAGAGAATCCCCAAACAAGTGTCGAAGTCCATCCCTCAGCGCCCCCGTCTCATCGCATCCATTTCTTTTTGCAGTTCCAGGACCTGTTGTTCAAACCGCGCTTCGTGAACGGTCAGCTCGTTCAGCTGCTTTTGGGTAACTGCCTGCGCGGAAGCCAAGCTCTCGATTTCGGACTCGAACACTCGCGCCTGCACGTCTGCATCGTGGCGGCTTTCCCACGGAGCGCCATAGACCAGAAATAACGCCAACATCGCGGAAAAAACAACCGAGCCGTAGATGATGCCAATCAAGCCAAGCTTTCCCGAAAGAAACTCTGTCCAATTAAAAGGTTCGCCGTTCATTGTGTCATTAGCCTTCCTAGAATCCCGTGCTCGCCCCACAAGAGAGCCGCCTCGTCGGGCGGGTTAAATACACGATGGTCCACCACAAGATGCATCGTTTTACGGCCGACCGCGAGCGTCATCGGCACACCGCTGTCATATCCGCCCAGTGTCGTGGTAGGGTCATCGATACCAAGTGGGATGCAGTTGCTCAGAACGATCTGTGGTGGCGGCAACTCACTTACCGTTGAACGCTCAAACAGCACACTCGCAATTGGTGCAGGTAGTCGGGCGATTCGTCGAGCTTCAGCGAGCCGTTGCAAAGCTGCATCGACTGTTTCCCCAAAATCCCACGTGCCGAACAGAACGTGGCTGCCGGTAGCGTCGTAACCAGTCACCATTATCGTAGTGCCGCTTGCCTCAAACAGGTGGGTTGCATCTGCACGCGCACGATGGAATCGTGGCTTTTCTGCCTCTATGGTTGCCAAGAGAGCCTCGCCAAGGAGCGACAACTGGTCGCGCGGCCGTTCCACCTCCAATACTAGCCGTGGTGTATCCACGCGTACGCCTATCGGCATCGGCTGATCCAGTGCGAGAAAACGACGCATTGCAGGATGCGGTTCGATTATCCGCCACGGCTCAACGTGAACCGCCGGAACGTGGACAATTATTTCGACCGGCCCGCTCACTTTCCAATCTCCAGGATTTCACCCGCCGTTATGCGTTCGCACGCACTGACAATTTGTTCTGCTGCCTGCTCGGCTGTCATCATCTTTCCAAGTTCGCGCTCAATTGCGGACTTTACATGGGGTGCGAGATTCGCTGTCATTGGAGTCAATGTCCAACCAACTTCGACCAACCCAACTGTAACGCCACGCTTTGCCGGATGGCGACAAGCGCTCAGCACATAACCTCGTAAGGCCGCATGCGACGCTGCATAGACCTCCAATGCGTGTGCTCCGCGAGTAGAGCATCGCGAACCTATCAGGACCACTTTGCCCGATCGCTTACGGCGCATTGCACGAATAAGCTCGTTGGCCGCCCACATCCGCGAAATAGCATTCACACGAAAGATGGTGTTGATGCCTGCGTGCCGCGCACCTCTGCTATCTGTCCACCAGTCGTCCCGCCATAGGTCTTGCCGAATGTAAGCACCGATTCCGCTGCTTACGATTGCAAGGTCAGGAGCTCCACGTTTTGACAAAAACCAGCGCTTGCGGAACGAGCTAATCTGCGTTTCACCGCTCAAAACCGAGTCGCGTAACTCGCGGTCGTCGGGGTCGAGACCTTCAGCCAGCAAGAGCCGCTCAACTGCGTTGCCTACCATTGACCCAGGTTGGTCAAGGTCAAGCCGCTCGCTGCGCACCCCCGCAATATCCGATGCACGCCGCGCAAGACATAGCACGTCTTCTCCACGCGCCGCATAGATTTGCGCGACCGCTTTTCCGATTCCTGCCGTACCGCCGAACACCCAGACTCTCATGGACGCTTCCGCAATAAATCCGCGACCGTATCCATCCGCTCGCACAGTTCGATCATCTTTTGGATAAGCGCTCCAATTTGACTCACAAGCACATCCATCGAACTCTGTGCGCGTTGGGTTGCCTGCGTGTTCATTCGCGTTGCCGCCGTACATTCAACGGTCGCTTCGTGTTGGTCTATGACGACGAGCCGCAGCTTTTCCGAATCGGATTGTGCGGGCTGCGGCTGGTATCCCGCGCGTTCAGTTAGGTCAACCTTACCCATTCGACACATCCTCAAACGTTATATAGATTGGCTCGCTGAAGTAGTGCGGGTCCATTACCTGCACCAGAAAACGCGATGGCACAGAGCTTGTCAGCTCTACAGTGCCTGCATGGGTCCCGACGCTGCTGTAATTAACGTGAACTTCCGCTTCAACCGCAGGTGTCCACGATACTGTTATGCTTTCGCTTGTTGGTGCCGAAGTGGCATTTGCAGCAATCGTTACTTCGGTTTTCCTAACCAACTTACCCGCATCAACGCGGAAATGATCTGCTCGATCAATTGATGCATACTCCTCAGGCGTTATCTCGATAAATGAACGCAAAGGATCGGCTTGTGAGACAAGATCGAGCGAGACAGCCGCAACACCGCGTCCAACTCCTGCGCCAGTAGTCGAATCGTAGCTGAACCAATAGGTCATCATCGTTGGATGTCCCACGCTTCGATATAGGCGTCAGTAACGGTCACGCTAAGCGCACTGCCTGATACGTACTGCTTGGTCATGTCTGTCGCACCGATTTCCAGAACAAAATTCAACGAGCCCGACAGACCAGTTATGAGTTTTGAGCCAGGGACGCCAGCAATGGGGCCGTCCAGTCCGCATGCCATGTTAGATGCATACCAAAAGCTGCTTCCATTGTAAATTTGAGTATACTTCCCAAAGTACTGACCTGATGTTGTTTGCCAGACAATGGTGTCGGTGGTTGTTTCCCTAATTCGTGCCCAGATTTGGTCATATACTACGGTAGTAGGCGTAGAACCCTTAAGCGCATAATTGCTTGCACAAAGAAAAAAGTTCGTTAGTGTCATCGCAACCAGGGATTGCAGGCGGATGTAGTCGGTCGAACTTGCGACTGTCAATGCGACCGAAGCGACCTGCGTCCAGGTTGACGGCGCCGTAGGCGGAGTTGTTCCACTAACCACGGTAGTCGTGACGGTCTGGCTGGAAGTGTTTTCTGCGATGGCGATATTGTTGATTGCCGCCGGGGTTACGCTTGCCGTTGTAATCAAATTCGAGGCGCTTACGTTAGCGACGCGCTTGTAGGTGGTGCCATCCGCAATGTTGTCGAGAATTTTGTTCAGGTGCCCCGACTGCGAGAGGTCGATATACGGACGCAGGTTCGGATCGAACGTATCCGCGGGCAATTCGTGTTGCGCAGTAATCGCCGCTCTCCTGATGTATCCCTCAGCCCCGTAGGCCGCGTAACTCAACAGGTAAGTGCCGGTATAGGTCGTGTCCAGCGCGATTGCCTGAAGATGCCCCGCAACGTAGAGAGCCATCTTGCCCGCCGCCGTGCCGGTCGCATGGTATTGGATTGTCGCGTGCTTCCAGCCGTTCAACTGCGCCGCATTGACCGCCTGCTTCTGCGTGCCGATATTGGTCAACACCCCGTTGTCGACTCGGTAAATCGTGCCCGCATAATCGCCCGAGGTGTAGTCAATCTCGAACATGTAGCCGTTGATGCCCGCGCTGCCACTGCCGAAGTTCAGGAAGAAATCGATTTTGCCCGCAGTGCTCCCCGAACCCTCCGCGCCAACATCAACCGTCAGCGCAACCTTGAAATTCCCTTGGTAGGCATCGCCGCTATCCACCAACTGCGCGTCGGTAATCGGAGCCGCGCCAGTCCCCGCCTGCCGGTAATTGACCACCGTCAAGTAGCCCGTGGTCGTGTCAATTTGGCCGCTCGGCCACTTGTCGAGTAGCGCGTTGTGGATGCCCGTTACGGTCGAATTGACGTCGACCGTGCCATCAATCAACTGGCCCGGATGCAACTGCTCCTGGTGGGCCATCTGGTTCAACTGCCGTTCCTGATAGCCGTCCTGTAGACCCATTAGCCTGGCACCCGCGTTACTGGTTTTGGAACATATTGGTATTCGAGGCCTTCGAGTACCATGCGTCCCGAACCAAAAATATCGAAATAAGTCCCACCCAAGGTTGTCCGGCCAACGTCGATTGCCTGCGTCATCCCGTTGGTATCTATCGCGAGCGTCAATCCCGTGGACTCCTGGCCGCCACCCCTGCCTTGCTCATAGGCCATCGCCGCAGAAACCAGAGCGGGACCTGTCCCAGTCGCGCGAATGCGGGTCAATATGCGGCGGATGAAAATTGGGGTCGTCGGCGCACCTGCCACCGGCGTTCTGACGGACCACGCAATTGGTGTGGTCGGCTGAGCGTCCCAGTACTCATCTCCGGCGAAAATTTGGCGAATAACCCCGTCTTGCGCGCCCGCAACCAGCGAAGCTGCCGCGCCCGGATTCGCAATGTCCATCAGCGCCGCGCTCAGCGGAAACGGGAAATCAATCACAAACCACGCCTTCAGCATCCGGTCGAAGAAAAACCCGCGATTGAGCAACCCATTGCTGCCAACCGTCGGGACTAACAGCAGGTAGCCCGGCGGGTTCACGGTCTGGAGCGCGGTTGAGTTTGCCACATTCGCCCAATCGAGCGGCGCGATATCCGACGCCCCGCCGAACAAATACGGCCGCAAGGGGTCCGTAAATGCCTCAACCACGTCCGTCGTGCCCGTGAAAACCGCGACCCCGTAGGCTGACAGCCGCATCATCCCAATATTCGGCACAAGCTGGATCGTGTTCGGCGCGACACAACCCGCCCCGTTCGGAATCGCCTGGATGCTGATCGCGGGAAAACTGCCCACCACAGAATAGGTGCTCAAAGACTTGAATAAAACCAATTGCGGATTCGCGGGGATTCCGACCTCAAGCTGGGTCCAGACCGCGCCGCCCATCGGCATCTGGCCATCGCCCTGCCCGATAAAAGCCTGATTCGATGGATCAAACCAGCTTGGTTGGCCTTCGTCCGACATCCACAGCGAGTCCGGACCATTGATGCCAGTCGAATCGTAGGTCGCCGCAGTCCCCCAAACCCACAACGAATTCATGTGATTGAACAGGAATGCGGCGCCCGTCGGGCCGCCGTTGTTCAGCGGCCCCTTGTTAATCCAGATAATTTCCTGATCGTTTACCCGCGCATTGAGCGTTGCGGGCCATGCGGGCGCGGTTTTCCCCGAACGGCCACCATGCTTTGCCCGGAAAATGTAATTCGTCCCGCCCGAAGTCGCGTAAACATGCGCGCCCTTCGGATACGCCACGCTTGGAAGCCACGGCGGATAATTGGTCGTAGCCTGATAGGCATTGACTAGCGGGCTTATCTGGCCGCTCGAACCCTGGTAGACGTAAATCGGCGAGTTCAGGCCAAGCGCAAAGAAGAACGAATTGCTGAACTGAACCCCGCCGATTAGCGGGCCGGCGTTCGGATAGCTGCCAAGCGGCGTAGGTCCATACGTCGATCCGTTCGCATCATAAATCGACGCGGTTCCGTTCGACAACATGACCGCGAACAAGCGCGATGCGCCAACGCCAAGTTTCGGATTGTAGCGCCCGAGGAAAACTATCGGGCTGATCGACGTGCCAGAGGCAGGCGAGGAAACAACGTGCGATCCATCTACGGTCTGCAACCCGCCGCGCCGCGTCCCAACCAGATTCGACGCGCGCAAAACCGTCCCCACGGGCTGATCGAAAATGTTGGCGGCTGCATTAACGCCGCCCACGAAGCCCGAAAAACGGAAGGTACGGATTCCAGTCCCACCCGCCATTGCCTTTTAGAGATGACGGCTGTGGCGGCGGCGCGCCGCGCGGCGCTTGCCCCGCATCGCGAGTTCGCGCATTTTCCGCTTGCCGTACTTGCGCATCCCGACCGCGGCCGCGACCGCGCGCGGGTTCTTTGCGCCGTGCTCGGCAGCCTCTCTCTCGACCTCTTTGAAGCGCTCGCCGCTTCCCAGTTTCGGCTTACGTGCCATAACGTTTCTCCTTAGCGCAGGCGCCGCCGCGAACGGCGCATTTTGCGTCTCAGGCGGCGGGATTCAGGAATCCCCCGCAAAGTTCCCTTCTGAATCGATGCGTAGAAAATGTCCTTGCCGCGCTTGCGCCCGTAGCGCTTGCGGAATTTCCGAAGAACCGCGATGTCCTTGGGCGTAAGCGGCATGGTTCACGGCGCTCCTGCTGCTGCCGGAGCGGGCATTTTGGCCCTGTCCTGCCTAATTGTGGCCAGAGCGGCTTTAATTGCTTCACGATTATTATCTATCTCTAACGGATCAGCATGCATCAACTTATGCAGCAACGCTCCAGTCCACTGCTTGCGCTCATCCGCGTTTGCGAGCGCATAGACCTGCAAAGCTTGTTCAAGAGTTAAATGCTTGAACGCTTCGAGGCCGGGCGGTTCCATCACCTCCCGAAGAAGCTGCTGAGCCCCGCGCCTAGTTAGCCAACTCTTGCGTGCCTGTGCAAGCGCAGCTCGAAAGGCCTGAACATCTCCCTTTTGGCGCATCTGCCGTAACTGGGAACGCTTGCGACTAATTTCCACCTGTTCGGGCGTAGCCGAACCCCTGGCTTGCCTGGAATACTCGTCGAGCAAGGCGCGCGCGGGCGACTCGGTCAGCCAACGCGGCACTGGCGTAATACCAAACAACGACAGAACCTTTGCCCCCGGCTCCTGCGCACGTTGCGCCGCTTGTATCGAAAACGGCGTGACGTACTGCGAGAGATACTCGCCAATCTGCTTCGCCTTCAGATAGACCGGGTCATGCGGATTATAAATCTCATCGCCCCAATAATTCTGGTTACTAGCCAAATCCGAGATGATCTGAATTCCCGGTGAAGCCTTCGACTTGATCGTGAGCAAGGGATGTTGGCTAAGGCCAACCGCATCGCGGAGATAGCTGGGTAGCCGGACGCGCTCGGGACTCCCGTCCGGGTTGAGCCTACCAGTACGCGCTCCGATTATCACGTCCCGCCAGCTTTGTGGCCACTGACCGGTCATCGCGTATTGTAGCAGGAAATGATAGAGCGCGGTGGTTAGCAAGAGGCCGGCAGCAAACTCAAGCGAGTCACGGTCTGCGGCAGACAACTCGCGACCAATTCCAACTCGGCCCGCACCTCGCAGTACGCCTCCTATGAGGCGCGTGCTACCGATGTTCCAACCTGGAAACGAGATGAACAAGCGCAGCGCATCCTTCATGCCGTTCGTCATGAAAAGATTGTCGCGCGCTAGTTGTCCGAAGATGTTATCAACATGGTCCCAGGTTCGCTGAAGTATGGCAATCTGTTCCTTGGGAGTAAGCGGACGACCGGCGCGAATTTCCGCATCTTCCAGCGCACTTTCCGACAGCTGAAAAAATGCACCGAGCTTTACCCGTGGAACCAAATACTCCATTATCGGTCGGCTAACCTGATGTATTACCCACCGCGGAGTACTGAACAGACCAACCTCGTCGGCGGCTTCCGCAAACGACCGAGCCATCGAATCGTACTGCTGCGGTCCAAATGAGCCGCCAGCACGGATGACGTTCTGTAGTGCGTACTCGAACTCCTCGCCTCCGCTTCCGGGTTCAAGGAGCGCGCGTGTAATCTTCGACCCCGTAACATAGTTACGATAAACCCCGAATGGCGTGCCTCGTTCGCCAATTTCTTTCAAGCTACGCAAAGCTCGCTCAGCATCGCCTGTGAACAGCGCACCTATCGCCCGGCCTACACCACGACCTGTTCCGACTGCCATATCATTGACGCTCTCAAGCATCATATGAAAGGCGGAAAAGCCGACTCGGAATGTATTGATGCCCGTAGCTATCGTGTCAAAGCCACGGAACCACGCTGAACGTGAGCGCAGCGACGGGGATAGGAAATTGTTGATTACACGCGCGGCAGGCTCAGGTGCCATGTAATAACCACGCACGATGTAACCCTTTTCACCAGGGACGTACTGACGCACCGTACCGATCTTGTCATCTATGCGCGCCCATCCGGAAGGCGCCTGGCCAATGCGATAGAACTTGACCAAACCTTCGTCTTTAAGCGTCTGCAGAATCCGCTGGCCCATGATAAACCGGCGTTGTTCATAAATGCCCGCAAGATACAGGTCGACCGGATTGTCAAACCGCGGTTCCAAACCTGCGGCTAGACCATCGGCGATCGTCGGATACTTGCGCATCTTCATGAAGGATTTCGAGCCCTCAAGAGACCGGCCGCCGGCCGTAGCGGGTGTTGAGGAAAACACCTCCTTCGCTTTTTCCGGATCTTTCCATAACTGCGAGAAGTAGTTCTCGCGGTATGAAAGCGCACCTTCCTTGATCTCGTTAATTTGCTTGTACGATTCGTCGAATCCACGCCGCATGATGCGGGCAAGCGGCTGAAGCGGCTCGGGAAGTTTATCTATCTCCCCCTTCTGAATTTTCAGGACAAAGTCCCATCTTTCCGCTGGCGGAAGCCGCCGGAAATAACTCCTAAATCCCGCGACCGTCTCGCTTATGGGGTTTCCCTTAAGTTCAGGCCGCGCTCCAAATGCTTCTCTAAGCGCTGTCGCGCGGTTTTCCGCGGCATGTGAGCGGATTACTTGCGCGGTATCAGCAGCTGTCGGTCCCCGGGTTTCTGGCGCAATCCAAGCCTTCAGTTCATCTGACAGTTTGCCTAACGTACGTGAAGCCTTTGTCAGGGCAGATTTAGCCACAGGCTTGGGTGGTGGCTTGGCTTCCGACGAAGCAGCAAGCTCAGGTGCTTTGGGCTGCGCGGCCTTGACTTCCGACGGGGCAGCCTCAGCCGCAACGGGCTTGGCTCCCTCAACGCCAGGTTCTGGCGGCGAAACCGCCTCAAAGTCGTGTAACGTAATGATCCTGGGAGATTTGGGCGATTCGGGGACTTTGACTCGCTTAGTAAGTGCTCCATAGACGTGCCCCGCAGTCCCCAGCGTTCCGCCGAGGATACCGCCAGTAGCAATGTCACCCACAGCTTTACCAGCCGTAGGCTCGCGCATCGCAGCAGGTACGCTGAGCGCCACACCCGCGCCAGTAGCCCCAAGAATTCCCTTAGCCGGGGGCCAAAGAATTTCCCCCACTCCTTCGCCGAAACCCCCGCCGAGGCCGCCAAGAACGGCGTATTCAGCAGTCTGAAGAGGCGCAGCGCCAGGTTGGAGCGCTGCCCACAATGCTCGGCGCAAAGGGCTATCTTGCAACCTATCCAGCGCTGCTTTGTTCGCCTGCCGGACACGTTCTCGCGCGGCAGCCAACTCCTTCGGATCGGTGTAAAGGCCGAACCGCATCAGGGTCGCGGGGTCACCCGCACCAAACGGCTCAACGTACTGTTTTCTCTGCTCCGGTGTCAGCCCATGCTGGTAGGCTTGCACAAATTCCGGCTCACCGGGAATCATTGTGAGCGCGCTGCTAATTGGGTGCTCGACCAGATCTGTCAGATTACGTCCGATCTGATGAAGCGCCTGTGACAAAAATCCACCTTCAGCGGGCGTGGGCGTTACCGGCTCAAAGTCCGATGCCGTCAGAGGCCGCGTGAGCGCTTTGGGGCGCATAGCCCCAGTCTCTACCGGCTCGAAGTCGCTGGCATTAAGGGTTCGCATTTAGCTCCCGCAACGTTTCGCGCCTTAGCGCTAACCGTTTGCCCGACGTAAATAAATAGACGGGACGGCCATCTGGAGTTGTGTCAACTCGCATGCCAGCACCCAAGCCGTGTACATTGACAGTCCTCGGAGCACCCCCCGTCGGCACAATGCTGGTAGAGGGTAACCCCGAAAGCAACTTGGCGATAGACGTGCTGGTAGAAGGTAGCGCTGGAGATGGCGTAGGACTGGCTATGGGTCGTGGCGTCATACTTTCCGACGGCGTAGGACTGGGCATAGACCGTGGCGCTATGGGCGTAGCGCTAGGCGTAGGCCGCGGTGTCATACTTCCCACTGGCGTAGCGGTAGCTATAGGCGTCGCCGGCGATAGAAGCTTCTCCAGCTCAGGATTTAAACTAGAAGGCGCGAACGGTCGTTCCGTAATAGGTATTCGGATTTCTTGAAAGTGCCCATCCCTGGTAATGAAGCCAATTCTGCCATCTTTTGTCCTTACGATATCACCTGGACTTAGAGGCCTTGACGCAGCACTATGTTTCACCAATGGCTCTACGCCGGGCAGATTGACTTCGTGGAACCCACTTTGGTCAAGGTAGCCAATTCTGCCGTCCTTCGTTTTCATCAAAACGCCTGGGCTTAAAACCCTGTTTAGTTCCTGTCGGCGAGCTTCTTCTTCCGCTTTGTCGTGTCGCTGTTGCTCACTAAGTCGCTCCAATTGCAAACGAAGGTTCGCCTGTTCGGACTTTTCCAACCTCCTTTCCCGCTCTCGATCCGCCTTCTCTTTCGCTTTGTGGTATCTCTGCGACTCACCAACCCGCTGCCCTTCCAGGGCAAGCATCAGCTGTCGGTAGTTTTCCAGCGCCTTCTCCCGCTCTTGCGCCGCCCGCATTGCTTGCGCCTGTAGCCAGGCGCGCAGGGCCATGCCACCCAGCTGATTGGCAAGTGCCTGCCTTTGACGAAACCCAAAATCGAAGTAATTGCCAGCCATTTACGGAGTCCCGCCCGTCGCAGTTCCCAACATCGGAAGCCGCGCGTTCTGAAGCTGTTGCATCAACAGGATTTCGTAAAGCGGATTTATCGTGAGATTCGGAGTAAACGCCGCGCTTCCGGAATAGAGCGCGCTAGGCAACCATCCCGCCGCACCAGACCCGAGCTCAAACGGATAACGCAATCCTTGTCCAGTCAGCCCGATTGCCTGTTGTTGTTCCTGCATCTCGTATGGCGCAAGCGCCTCGGCCGTGATTTGCTGGGTCATGCCCGGCGAAGTCGCCAGGCCGCGGGCCGCAATGCTCGGATTGATGTCCCGCATAACCGAGTGAATCAGGTTCTGGCTGAGCGGCTGTTCAAAGGCGCGTATCCGCCCCATCATCTCCGCCGGATTTTGTGCGAAATTCATGGCGTTTAGTTGCTGTTGAAGCGCGTTGTAGCCTTCGTAACCGCCGAACCCTATCATCCCAAGCGCTGCGAGAATCGATTCCGGGCTGGTCATCCCAAGTTGCTGGCCTAAGCTCGGAAGGGCCACGATCGGCGGTCCGTACCCGCCCGAATATCCATAGCCAGGAGACGAGGCGCCAGTACTCGAGGGCGAAAGGCTAGAGGCGAGCATTTGCTGCGAGTTGGCAAGCGCCGAAACACCCGGAAGAGAAAGATTCGGCAAGGGAATGTTCCACAAATTTACCGGATTGCTGCTTGAAACACCCGGAAAAGGAACATTCGGCAAGAGAATGTTCGACACATTTACCGGATTGCTGCCCGAACCACCGCCAAACCCGAATAGGTTTTCCAGCCCGCTCAATCCGGAGCTGAGCATACCTCCCAAATCATCAAGCCAAGACATTAGTAGCTCTCCGCCGCGTTAAGTTCGTTTAACAACTGTGCCGCTTGGCTCCAGGCCGCCGGATTCGTGCCGCGCGCCTGGGTCGGCACATTCGCAATTAATCCCAATTCCGGCTCGACCGATAACAATTGCTGAGCCGTAACCTCAGGAAAACCAGGATGTTCGGCAAGAAGCTTCTGCAAGGTATCGAAATGCAGGCCGACCGGATGCTGGAACCCAACATTGTAGGACAAAAGCCCCTGTGCATTCAGCGGGAATTGCTCGCGAGCCGCAAGCTCCCCGATGTTCCCAAAAAGCGACGGATTGAACGGCGTCCCAACCGGCTCGGACAAGTCGTAGCCGCGACCGTAGCCGCTCTGGAGATATTGCGCGAGCGCAATCTGCAACGGGTCGTGACTCGCCATAAGCGCTTGAACGTAGCCTTCGGGTTTTGCCATGCGCGGTAAACCGCCCCCAATCCAGTCACCCAATAGGCTGCCGAGCAGATCGCCAACGCCTGCGCCGAGAAACGGCATCCCGAACGCAGTGCCGAGCAAACCGCCCGCAATCTCGCCCGCCATACCACCCGTACTGCCCGCCCCGCTCGAATTCAACCCAAACAGCGGCGCAAGCAGCCCCGCACCAAACCCACCGAGTTGACCGCCTGCAAACGCGCTGCCGAGCGTGCCCAACAGGCCGCCCAATCCGCTACCGCCCCCACCTAAGCCGAAAAGATTGCTCAGCATCCCGAACGGATTAGACGACGCCATGAACGGGCTGCCAAAAACCGGCTGGCCGCCAGCCATCCCAACCATGTTCGAGCCGGGAAATTGGCCGCCCGGGGTGGGGTATGCGCCGCCGGGTTGCGAGCCAAAACCTGCCGTTCCCGCCGCACCGAGACCGCCAGTTACGCCCGGCGGCGCGCCCCCATATGGCACGATCGGCACCTCTCCAGTCGGCGAGAGTGGGACGCCCATCGCTGGAGCCGCACCCCCGCCAGCCGCGGAGTCGCCACTTTGTCCGAATGGGTCGAAGCTGTAGCTGAAACTCATATCACGGCCACAAAATGCTGAACGGGAACTGGCTGCGATAGCCCGCAAACGCCTCGTACACCCGCGAGTCGCCAACCTGCCGGTTCTTCGGCACCGCATCCCGGCTCGACCGCAATTGCTCAACCATCGCCATGAACTTCTGGTCAAGCATCGTCGCGGCCTGATGGTCCTGCTCCTTTTCCCGATACCGCGCAAGCAGATACGTATCGAGTGGAGCATCCCATCCCGCCGGCAATTGGAGCCAGCTGTAGGCCGCGCCGGGCATAAATTCGGGCGCGAGCCGCGTCCCCGTAAACATCGCAATTAACTGGGTAACCGTCGCGCCGCTCGAATGCGTCGCCGCAACCGTGCCACCAACCCCGCGAATCACACCAACAAACTGATTACCCGCCTGGTTGAAGCTCGACACAAGCATGAACTCGTTGTCGATCTGAACCATGCCGGGCACAAAGAACGTATTGGTCGCCGCAACGTTCAGAACCTGATCGGTAAGCCCGACATTCGCAGTCAAGGTAGTGGTCGCCGGGCCCTGACCGGGCTGCGGCCACAAACCCACGATGTCCTGCCCCGCTGTGCCCCATGAGGTTACGTAACCAGGAACTGACTGAACCGGCGAAATGAGCCAGGTATATTCTTGCGCGCCAATGACCTGCCACCAGCCTGCCCACCAAAAATTCTGGATTTCCGTCCAGCGTTGCGACAGAACCGCCCACGCTGCCTGCGAAGGCCACGCAACGCCCGAAATGTCACGAATCCCGCCCAAGGTGACGCACATCTGCTTGAGCGCCTGGTTCAACCATTGAAACGCGACGCTCGCAGTTACAAAACTGCCGTCACTATCGAGAAGATAGGCGGATGATTGTCGAGGCGGCGGGCAAGGAACCGCTAAGGTATAGCCCGAAATGGAGATGGTCGCGGTCTGCCCGGGCTGAATGCCAGCCGCGAGCAAATCCATCGCCTGATACTGCGCTTCACCACCCGGAGTGGTGCCAAAATAGACCCGAAAGGCGGTCGCGCCGGGAGGCACAACGGCTGACACATTGAGCGTGCCGTTCGCCCCCATCGAGGTCATTGTTTCCGAGGAAGGTAGCGTCTCGCCCCACGGCGTTAAAAACGTGCCGACCGTGTAGACGTTTCCAGTTAGCGATCCCCCCGACGCGGTGCTGATCGTCAACTGATTCGGAGGCGGCAACGTCGCGCACGGATCGGGACCCGCGGCGCGCATCCGAAAGATCGGATCGCCTACTCGAATCATGTTTGACCTCCTTCAACGCGGGCATTACGGAGAGCCAACCGCCACGAATTTAACGGTAGCCGCCTGAGTCGTACCCGCGAGCGTAACCGCCGCAGTTAGCGACGTGATGTTGCCGGTAATCGCGTCGGTTCCGGCAAAATTCGACGGCGTAAACGGCCGGATCACGCAGCCGCCACTCCCCGCCGGAAACGCGGGAATCACGTCCACCACCTCGACATTCGTACCGTCCGTCGCGGTAACCGTGATCGGTCCAACGGTCGTGGCCGCATTGACCGCATAGACCAAAAGGCCGAAGTAGCCATGACTTACCCGTGGCTGCTGGCCCGCACCGTTCAGCGGAAAAGTGGCCGTCACATTTCCAGTTCCAGTTAGCGAGGTCCCGGTCGGCTCGCCCGTGTCCGCAGTCGGGCCAACGGGCGGGTACCGCTTCAAAACCGCGCCCAATAGATTGTTCGCACCCGGCGAAGGATTCAATGGTCCTGCCATATCAGTTCTCCGTTACTTTTTGCTCATCTGAGTGATAAAAAATTATCGCCCCCGCGGAAGGGTTATCCGGGAAATAAAGAATTCGGGGCGCATACAGGTCTACCTCGCGCAATTCCGATGTTTTAACAAAGGGACATAGAAGCTCTATCCCCTTAGGCAGCGTCGCCTTACCCTTATCGGCTTTCATGCTGGTCCTCCGCTTTAGCATAGCAACCAAGCATGTTCAATCCATTAGCAGCGCTAATTCTAAAGGCCACTTCCACTTATAGCTTGACCTGCTTTTTGTGGGCTTACACATTGGATATTCCAGCCAAGAATGAGGAACGTAGACAACAAAAGCTGATTTGAAGGTTGCACCCAAGGGCTAAAGAGGAAATAGCATCTCTGGAAGAAAACAGGATAGATATAGCGATAGTTAATGATAAATGCCGTCTGCGGCTGGAGAGCGCCGAGATACGGGTCTGGAACCACTTTGGTCGTGAAGAACTTCACGCCCTGGCGGAATACCGCCTGCACGCCCTCATCATCCGGAAACTCGTTGAAGTATCGGATTTGCTGGACGAACAGGTTCATGAAATTCGCATATCCGGTCGGCGACATCGCCATCACCTGCGGATAGTCGAAACCCATGTTCCCCGCATACTGCCAGTACGCGGTCACCATATTCGCCATGGTCAGCGACGCAAGGTTGATGGTCGCATTCGGCTTCCAGAACGCATTCCCCGCGCTGTTCCGGTTAATGCCCGCGATCGTATTGGTCTGGTTGTTCAACCAGGCGTTGATATCGTCAACCGCAAGGCCCGCCGGCTGAGTCGTATCGCCCCACAGCGCATTCGACAAAATCTGGAGGAATGTGCCCGCGAGCATGATCATGTATGCCCGCACCAGATTCAAAACGCCCGTGGGACTCGACGCCTGGTTCGTCCAGAGGTCCGTCAGCGAAATCGCGAGCGGCTGGCGATAGTATTTCCAGACCTGCACCGCGGGCTGAATCGGATCAGGAATCTCAAGCGAAATTTCCTGAGTCCCAAAAAACGCGCCGCCGCCCGGCAGCGTCCGCGCCGCTACCGCAAACGGCAAATCCGCCGAATCTACCCGCCGTCCCTGCGAGGTCATCTCACCCAACATCGTCGACGGAATGAATATCGCATCGCCGATCACGGGTTGTAACCACCGCTGTGTGATCGAGTCCATGGTGCTCTGGGCTACGATGGGCGGGGCGTAGAGGCCCGACCCGACATATCCTGCCATAAATCCTTAATCTCCCTGCATAATTTCGGCACAACGATACTTTTCAGAAGCCACTTGACATGCATCGTAGCTTGTGGCAGTATCGACCGCATGAGCAATTACATTTCGGTTCAAGAAATTTCCCAAATAATCGGTACCAGCGATGAGTTCGTTCGAGCGGCAATTCGCGAGGGCAGACTCAAGGCCGAACGCGATCCCGCCAATCCCTACGGACCCTTCCGCGTCCTGCGCGATGACTTCGAGCACTGGTACGCCGAATGGCGTTCCCAGTTCGAGTTCCGCGAAGTGGCCATGCCGACCTTTACGGCCGAAGAGCGGCGGCTGATTGATCTCGGCTGGCTTGCAGGCATTCTCGACGGGGAAGGCTATATCGGAATTGTCCGTCAACAATGGAAGAAGCAATGGGGCGATAAAACCGGCTTCTACATTGGCGCGCAGCCGCTCGTTCAGGTTGGGATGACCGATGAGCAATGCGTCCGTAGATGCCAAACGATTGCGGGATGCGGGGATATCAAATATCAATCCAGAACAAGCGAACCGCGACCCAGAAAACCTGTCTGGTGCTGGCGCGCAGCCAACAACGATGCCGCCGTCGTGCTCCGCACGATTCTTCCTTACCTTGTCGGAAAGCGACGGCAAGCCGAACTCGTCCTGGAAGCCGCGCATCTCAACTGGTGTTATCGACACGGACTGCGCGGACCGGGTGGCGGTAGACGAGCCGAAGACCTCGAAAAACTCCATCGGATTGCCGACGAGTTGTTCAGCCTTCAAGGGCGTCGTGCTTTGAGGATTTCCTGACATTCCTCACTGCCCCCCGCTCATGCGGTTGAGCATCCGTTGAAGCTCAACGTCCTGTTCGGCCTGTTGCAGTGCGTTGTCGAGCACCGCTTCAGGTGTAGGTCCAACCACCCGCTTGAGGCCTGGCTTCGCGGTCGCAGCCCGGTTCGGAATCGGAACCAGCCGATAGCTCTGCCGCAATTTCTTGATGGCCTCTTCTTCGGCCTGTTTGCGGAGCTGTTCCTCGATGCGGGCCTGTCGCTGAGGCATCGTTGTTTCCAAATGAAGCGCCTTTAGGTTAGGCACGCGGCCCTGCTGGGTTGCCAGCACATGCCCGCGCTTGACCGCTTCCTGGATTGCCTGTTCAAACGTCATGTCCTTGGGCCACGCCTCTTCGCGGGCCAGCTCTTCGTATTGTCTGCGTAGGTATTGTTCGGCGAGCGCAGCCTGGGTCTGTTGAGCCAGCTGTTGGAAGTTGGTCAGTGCGGGTTTGACTTCCTTCTCGACAAACGGCTTGAGAAGGTTTTCCTGGAGTTTCTGGACAAGCCGGTTTTCGAGAGACTGGTAGAACGGGTCCGCTTCGAGCGGGTCCGTAGGTTGCCGCGGCGCATTCTGCACCGGAGCGGTTTCCTCAGGCAGTGGTTGAGAGGCAAGTTTGGCCGCTTCCTGGAAAATTGAAGCACTCCCTTCAGCCACCTTGCGAAGCCGTTCGAGCTCCGCTGCATATTCGGCTAGTTTGCGGTCGCGTTCGGCGAGTGCGGCTTCCTGCTGACTAAGCGCGCCTTTCAGGTCTGCGAGCCGGATTTTCTCTTCCTCGCTGACCGGAATCTCGAAATCGTCGGGAAGTTTGCTAAATCGTTCGTCCATGATTCACCTCGTGCGGAAGGTCTATCTCATCACCGGAAGCGTGCTCATCGGACCGGAGCTAAGCGGCGGCGTCTGTGCCATTGCCTGACGCGCCATCATGCTCTGGGCCATAATTGAATTGACCGGTTCGGCCTCTTCCGGCCGCTCTTTCATGAGCGTGTTTGCGGCCACATCAATAGCCGTGACCGCGCGGCCGACCGTTGAAACTGTGCGCGGACCGATTCCTCGGCTGCGCATGAACTCGCGCAAGAGTTTGCCAACCGACATCAGAAAACGGCGGTAATATTCACGCTGCTGTTGTGCGAGAACCTGAGGCAAAATCGCCGCAGCGCCATCAAGACCACCGGGAGTCGGGCCGCCCCCTTCCTGCGTACCAAGCAGCCCGATCCCGCTCAGGCTTGGAGCCGGACCGGTTGGCCCCATCGGCGGCGTTACGTTGCCGCCCGCACCGCGTAGAAAAGCCAGTGGGTTTCCCGCGAGGCTAGTTGGCATGGCTGTTTACCTGCGGCCGCGCCGTCCGCGCCGTCCGCCGCCCGAAGTCCATGTCACGTGTTCGTCGGCCCCCATCTGGCCGCCCATCGTCGGCGGAATGCTGGAAACCGGCATCGTCGCCAACCGCTCCAATTCCCAATGCGGGCCGCGCACGTTGTAAGCGGTCACAAAGCCGGGGTCGAAATCGTCACCAATGCTCGGAACGCCCATGTTCCAACGATTGGCTTCTGACTTGGCCCCGCCACCTATTCGATTCCTGCGAACTCTCGCTGCCATAAAAGTTTTCCTTTGAGTGATTTTGGGTGAAGCGGCCCGAAGACCGCCTCACCCGTGGGATGCGCTTGCTCTCCCAGCGCCGCCGTTAGATCTTCCGGCGATGCTTGCGATGCGCGACACGTTTATGACCACGCGCCATTATCGCCTCACCTCCCGTGGCTGATTGCTCAACGTCACCAGGGACGCCAAGACCGGTATTAATTCGCGGCGATTACGGTAAAGGTCCGTAAGCTGCCGCCAGGCAAGTTTGCTGAGATACATGCGGGGATATTCGTGGCCGTCGATGCGGAAGTGGAGAACAACGCGCTCATGCAGATCGCACGGGGCGCTGGCATGGCATTTGTGCTCGCCGCAAGCCAGCGGCGTTACGCGGTCTGGATCGATCTCACTGAACGCGTTGCCTAATACGTCCCAGTTATCCATAAACAAAAAGCCCGGGCCGACCCCTAGGTCGACTCGGGCTTACCTTCCGGCAGTCTCCGGGCTATGTTCTAAAGTTCCGGAATCACGCGGACTTACGTTTCCGCAGCCGCCGCGTTATCCGCTTATTCGTCTCAATACGCCGTTTTATTTGCGGCGTCAAGTACCTTGCGTTGGACGTTGCGCAGAACCCAATCCGCGCTGACCAATGTTCCGTTCTTTAGGTGTAGGACTAGCTGGCCAGTGACATGTTCTGCGCGAGCACCCTGCAAAAGTTCAGCAAGCCACGGATCGTATTCGAGCTTCTGTTTCATTACTACTTCCGACCTCCGCGCTTCTGAGCCGCGCCCATCGCAGCCATCATTGCCTGTCGCTCTTCAACCTTCTTCGCCATTTCCTCTGCGTCAGGAATGCCGAGCGCTGTCAATGCATATTCAGGCGTGATCAAGCCGAGATTTGCCAATACGGGAACAAGCTGTTTGAGCGTGCTCTGATTCATCGGACGCATCGACGCCGCGTCAAGTTTGACATCCCAATCGGCCAATTCGTGAAGCGGGACGCCTTCCCACGGCGCAGTATGGAAAGTGCCATCAAGCGCGTAGCTCAAATGCGTCGTGTCGAGAAAATCAACCATCGTTTCAAAAGTGAGACGGCCTAGATGCTCAACCGCATCGGCGAGTAAGCGCGCGCGCATACGGGTCATCGCCTGAGCCTGAGTCACTGCGGTATCCATGAGGCCCGGACTGACATTTCCCGCGCCGAGCTGACCTTGCCGAGCCTGGGTCAATCCGAACAGCTCTCGCATATGGCCCAGAAGTTCCATCGGCATGCCGGTTTGCTGTGGCGAGAACCCGGGCGCGGGAATGTAAGCAAAAGCGCGCCGCACGTCATCCGCAGTCTTCACCCGCAAATCAGCACCGATTTTGCTCATGTTCTCCGGATTCAGAATCGCGCCATCCTGGTAAAGCCGATAGCCATAGTTCATGCGGATCGCATTTTCGGCAACCTGCGAGTACATCGATTCGGCAAGGTGTTGAAGCTGAATCAGATATTGGACCGGCGGCGTACCCCATGCGCCATAGAGCGGCGGCAAGGCGAAAATCGGGATTATCGGAAAACGCCGGTATTGATTCGGACCGTCCCAAAGCTTGAGCTTACCCGTGCGAACAATGAGCCGTCCCGTCGGGTACTTGGGCATCGTTTCGGGCGGCGGCAAAACACCGCCCGCGTCCTTGGACCCCGCAACTTCACGCGAAACTGCTTCGCGCGTTTCGTCACGGATGAAAACGTAATCAACCGAGAGATAATCGCTGGCTCCAGGCGGACGGCCAATCGGCACAGACTGCATCGCGCCCGGCGGCATCTCGATCGCCATCGGGCCGGAACCCAGAACGCCACCCATCCGCGTCTCGATGTAAAGTTCGCGCTGATGTTCCAGTAAGAGCATCGGCAAGCGCTCGGCAGCTTCCGGAAATTGCCGCGCAATTTCGTCAGGGGACATCGGCACCCGCACAATCACGTATTCCCAATCGCGCCAGTCGTTCACAAATGGATCAGGATAGACGTTCTGCGGATTGCGGGCCCGAATCTTGACCGAACGCGGCGGAGTCGGCGAGGCAACAACCTCGACAAATCCCGTATGGCACAGCAGCGACCACAAGGTCGCCATGAACAATTCAAGCTGGCAGTTATTCGCGCGCCAATTGGCCTTGAACGCTTCTTCGTATTCCTTGCGCCGCTGGCCTTGGCGCGAGATAAAGAAGCGCGGCTCCTGCTCGGTCAATTCGGACGCCTCGTTCAGGAACATGAATTGAAGGTCCGGCATCCGAAGCTTGATTTGGTACTCGATCTGCGGTTGCCAGAATGCGGGCCGGAAAAGATAAAATTCCTTTGCCCACTCGAAGTAGTTCGGGCCGAGCGTTTCCGTACGCCGGTCTTCGGCAATCTGGATTAGCTGATCGATGAATTCGGCGTCACGCTCTTCCGCTTTGGAGAAGGCGTAAACATCCGAACGTAAATTTACGGCTCCAGCCATCGCTTATTGTTTCGGATCGAACGGGTTGAGTACCATCCGGCCAGAGGGCACCTTAGTTGCGGAGCGAGTCATGAGACAATTGGGGCAATCCGCGCGATGGCCCGCAAGCCTGATGCCCGGCACTTCGTAACCCTGCATCGCAAGCGCAGCAAAATTTTGTGCGATAGAAAAATGTTCAAGCGCGTCCGCGATTCGTGAAGCCACGTCGCTCCATTCGGCTTGTGCATCCAGCCCGGTTTTGAGCCGCTTCAAGCGATCCTCAATTTCCACTTCGTAGCGAAGCGAAGGATCGTCCTCGGGAAGCTCGTTGTCAGCCGCCATTCTTTTTGTCCTCCTGCTTACGCTTTTTCTTTTCTGCCACCATCTCCGTGAGGAAATCGTAGGCCGGATGAAAACTCAGGTCTCGCCACAGTGCGTCCGCTACCACAGGCATACTTATCTCAAGCTGTTTATGCGAAGGAGGCCCTTCAATATCCCCAAACAACTCGCGAAGCGCTAACTGAAGATAGGAAGGTATGCTCTCTTTTTTCGCGTTATTCTTCGCTGCCATTTTCCTCTTCGTCCTCCTCGTCTTCGTCGTCGGGCTTGCCGGCGGGTTTCTCAGTATCAAAGACCTCGCTTCTTAGCTGGCGGCGCAATTCGTTGATTCGCTTATCGTCCTCATCGATTTGACCGCCCGCTTCTGCAAGTTCATTGGAAAGCCGCACGATGCTGGCCACCGCTTCAACCGGTACGCGCGCACGTAGAAACGAAGCGCCGCAACTCATCAAAGACCGCGCCAGCTCGAAGTTCGCACGCTCGCGACTTGTCACTGCAATTTGTCGCGCCCAGCGAGTCAACAAACGGTCCAACATGTCCCATGCGCTACTGGAAACCTGTGCGGATTCCTGTTTGCCTTTCTTTGGCGGTCGGCCCCGACCCTGCTTCGCGGCGGTCTGGATTGACTCGACAGCTTCCGCAGCCTTCGCAATGTTATCGCGGTTGATAAATTCGGGCGGAAACTGCACGGGACGCGGCGGCGCGGGCGGCCACGGCGATGCCATTTCGTCAGGCGGCGGCGCTGGTTGACGCGCCGAAGCCGCGTTCACCGCACGCACGGTTGCAACACGCGCGGCGAGCGCATCCGAAACTATTGTCGTCGGTCCGATGTCTTCAGCCGCCATAGCCCGCACCCTGATTGTTGATATAATCGAGCATCTCGTGGAGATGATCAACTCGCTCGCGAGTTTTCAGCCGCTTCTCGACAAACTCCCAAAGCTGCCGGCCGCTCCAAGCGCCCGTTTCGTGGATGCTGATCATACGCGGCGCAACCGCCGATTCAACTGCATCTTCGGTTGAAACGTAGCGCGGCCGCTGCATATCGCGGGCAATCCACGCAAACATCGTCGCGTCGAGGACATCATCGTGACCACGTTCAACCTCCGCGTCACCCAGGCTGGTTTCCGATGCGGTCTGGATTTGTTCGGCGAGCCTGCGGTCCCGCACCAGGAATTGATGAGCGCTGAGCGCCATGCGGAAAACGGTCAATTTCAGCTCGTTTGTAAAAACCGTGGATACCCAACCGATGTTCTGGCCCGGCCGCTCGTGAACCCGGTCGTCGCGGCCCTTCCACCGCAAGAATCGATGGATCGGATAGTGCTCGTCTTTTTTTAGACGGATTTGGACTTCGCCGCCGTAACCGCCGGTAACCTCGACATTAACCAGTGCGTAGTGATAGTCGGAAATTTCGCGGCAACAATAATAGCGGCCCGCAAGCGCCGTCTGGCGCGCAATTTCATCCGGAAGCCAGCGCTCTTCGAGAACCGCGGCTACGGCCGAAGTCGAGCCGTTCACCACCACAATTGCGGCGTAGTCGGTTGCTGATTCTTCCTTTGCACCAGGATCGGTAACGTCGCGCCCGCGCGCCGCATCAACCCCGATGTAGTACTCGCAATTGCGCTTGCGTTCCTCGTAGATGCGCCACGGTCCGTTTGGATCGCGATACAGCCGCACCAGGCTGTCAGGATGGTTCGTGGTCGGCCGGAACGTGCCGCGCATGAGCGGATCGACAACCGTCCGGAGCGCCCACGCCTTCTCATCATTCGAAAACGCGGGAACGTCCGAAATCAGGAACGCCGCGTCCGGACTGGACGGATTCTCCATCTCGAACAGCTCAGGTCGGCCCTGATAGCGGCTTGCGATCTCGGAACGTCGCCATGCGATACGCTCGCGCTCAACACCCGCCGCCATCAATAGGCGCTCTTCATCATCTATCGGCGCGTCCTTGGCCAGGCTCGCGTCCGCCCATGCATACGGGTCTTTGGTCCACGGGCAGAAATAGCGAACAAAAAGCCGATCCTTCCTGTTTTCGTCCACCCAGCGTGCATTATCCCAGTATTCCCGAAACGCACGGCCACGCCGGTCCGGATTGGCCGTCGATTCAATCGCGATGAACGTGTCCAGCGAACGAGGAACAACCGGCAAAATCGCAGTCATCGGGGATTTGAGCGGGTAGTGAGCCGCTTCGGTCAGATGAAGAAATTGCGCCGCAGTACCGCGCGATGTGCCAACCGCCAGAGCTTTCGAGCCGGAGATAACCGATTTTCCGATCTCAATGGCGAAATCCTTGGAAAGATTTTTGTGCCCAGGCAACCCGCGCGCCATCAAGCGCATCGCGCGCATGATCTCCTCAAGGGTGTCGCCAAGGTGCGCCATGACACGGCCCGCAAGGCCGTTATACGAAAACGCCATCGTCACGCCAACGGCGGACACAATGCGGCTCAACCCAACGCGGCGCGGCTTGATTGCAATGATCCAGACCAGCGCTTTCTGTTCCTGAAGCTGAGCGCACAGCTTTAGAAAATCGCGCTGCGCAGAGTTAATCACGAACGGGACCAGCTTATGCGGGTCCAGGCGGTCATTGACCTTGTAACAGACCTTGGCGAGCGACGGTATTTTGGCGAAATCGATCATGCGCGCGCAGGTTTCAACATGCTCGCCGGCAACCCATGGCGTTTCGCCTCATCTTCGCGCTGGCGGTCGATCAGCTTGGCCGCGCAGGTCGCGCTACAGGCGTACCAATTGATGTAGCGCTCGCTAGTGTAGTCGTAGTGCGGGATGGTCGTCTTCGGCCGGACGCCTTCTGAAAACGGCCGATGGCAGGCAGCACAGCGCTGCGAATCAAACTGCGCGACCCAATTGCTGATAGATCGGCCGATTTCGAGCATCCGCTCATGGACTCGACCAAACTCCTGGTCGGCTGCACGCGCACTCTTATGTTTCAGGCCTACTTCCCAAAGTGCGAGCGCATCAAGAATTTCTTTCTCGTTCAGAGATGCCCGCTTGGCTGAGGATTTCGTCTCGGTCGGGGAGACCGCCGCCGATTCGGTACCCGTGGGTGGTTTCAAGTCCTTTCCAGCGAGATTGTCCATCCGTCAACACCTCTCCAATGTCTTGAGCCAGGCGTCTCTCTTTCGCGGCTGCGACAAAGGCGGGGTTCCAGCGAATCATCAAGGTATGGCACCGCTTACACTGGAAGGTCCAATACCACGGAGACTGCGCAGTCCCATGTTCGCAGAGCAGGACTACCTCGCTCCGCTCGCACTGTCCGCGCTCATACTGTTCGCAAACGGGGAGTTCCATCGCCGCATCCCGCCAACGCCTAATAACAGCGTTTTACGGCAAGACGCGGAAAATGTCAACCGATGTTTTGAATTGGCGTTCTAGGAATCTGCGCCGGATTCGGCCTCAATTTGCAGGTGACGGAGCAATCGGCGCCAATGCGCGGGCGTCGGTTCTCCGCCAATAAAACGGAGTTCAACAGATAGGCCAGAGCCTAGCGGAAGAATCATCGAGGAAGCTGCTTGCGCGGTAGGTGTGGAATAGTGCGGGGTGCCAGCCTGAGGCACCGGCTGTGTGCGAACCGGACCCTGGTGCGCGCGGGCAAGCGCGGCCATCTGCGTCGCAACCCCAGTGCTCGGAGCAACCCCGGCCCGCATGGCTGCCATGACCTCCGGCGGGATCGCCTCATCAGGCACGGAAACGGTCCGCACCTCCTGCACGGCAGGCTGTTCCGGGTCTGCGGGTTCGCTCGGCGCAACATCCGGCACGCCGAACTGCTGAAAATAAGCCGAACGAACCGCGCTCGAATCGATGAAGATTTCCTTTGAGCCGGGCGCGGGGACGCCAGCAGCCGCAACCGTTCCCGGAGTTATTGGCGGACCGTCAATAAATTGAGGCATCTTACTTCCTCAGCGGAGAATTGCGCTCCGCCAATTCAATTGCCATCAGAAGGCGCGTAGCCGCGTGACGTAAATGCGGCTCCGATTCGTCGCCCTCGTTATGCAGCCGGATGTGCCGAACCGCCTTGCCGATGTGATAATCGGCAGGTCGGTCATTCCAGTCATCAAACGGATGCGTCCGCGCGCCGTCATGCATTACCTGTCCGATCGCAAGCAAAGCGAGATACAGGCCGTGAAGCTCCGGTGGCAGATCGATTTGCATCAGAACGGCGGCTCCCGATAATCGTCACGCGCACCCTTTTGCGCCGCAGCGGTTTTCGGCCGAAAACTCAGGCTCATGAATTTTTTGCCCGAACGTCCAACCTTCAACCAAGCCGACAATCTCAGTTCTATCCGACGGGCGCAGTGCGGGCAATCGATGTTCGCCATTCCCCCGTAGTCAGGCGAAGTGGGTTTGGATTTCTGTTCCTCGCGGAACAGGCTTCCGGAATTCGGATAAGACTCGCTCAATTTGCGACCTCCCAGCCGAGCGCCAACAAGACTTTCTCGGCAGATTCCGTAACCAGGAACGGATCATCACGGCCCGCAAGGTAGAGAAATGCCCCGCGCACATCATCCGCCACGGTTACCACCGAATCGAGCCGCACATAAACGGCCCGATTTTCGGGCGGTAAACCAAACCTCAGACAGCGGGTTGGCTTTTCGTCCGCAGTCGCGGTTCCAAGGTCTTCGATTGGCTTGGCCATACCGGCTCCTTGTCAACAACTTCAATGGCTTCCAGACAAAGCAGGCATTTCGCCCAACGTTTGCCTTCGCGCACCGGTCCACGTATCCGCCGCAAAATGTCAAGCGGCTGCTCAGGGTGAGCATGGCGTACATACCAGCGCGCGATTTTTTCGCTCTCATCTACGTGCATCGTGATTATGCGTAGGTCCTTCGAGCTAGCCGCGCGATGCAAGCGTAGCTTGGAGCCAGTCCCAGGATGCAATCCGAGCCGCATGAAACCTTCCCTCCTCAAATGGCTCAGGCCGAAATACAAACCCCGCCGGCCGATACTGCCACAGCTCCCCAACCAGCTGTATCAACAGCCATAGGTGCTCCTGCTGGCGGCGACTATGCCAACGGCTCCGACACCTGTCCGAACAAAACGTCCCGTGCCCGCGCCGTTGAATAGCCGAGTAGAACTCCTTGCTGCATTGCGTGCAGGTACGCGGAAGCTTACCGCTGGACATACGTCAGGAAACCCTGGATTGAAGGCGACGTGCCGCCCACAATCGCGCAAAGATTGTTCCCGGACGGAACCGAAAATTGAGTTATCGCGCCGCCCGCTCGAAGTTCCGTCCCCGACGTGGGTGCAAACGCGCCGGTCAAGTTGACCGTGCCCGTTCCGCACGTTGTGCCAGTCCCATACACGAATTGCAACGTCGGCGAGGTGCCCGCCGCCGTGGCCGCAAAACCGCAAACAAAAATGCTCGTCGAACCAGAAGCCGTCACTAACTGAGAACTGGCCGTTAAAGCAAGCGGAATCGACGATTTTGCATACGCGCCGTTTTGGCAGGGATCGGATGTATTAAGGTTCAGTGCCCCGGTCGGATTAACCGATAGGGGCCGAAAATTCGTGCCGTCCGTACCACCTACAAACAGCCCCTGAGGCGGAACTGCCGAACCAGGCGTCCCAACCGCACTCGCATTGCCCACACTTTGCGCCCGCGCTGTTCCAGCCGCCAATAGGCCCACCAATAGAATCAGTCCAATTAGTCGCCGCATTTCACCCTCTCTAAGTTAAAATGGTTGATAACACTTTCGTATGAGATTCCCCCTAGAACCAGCGGAACATGAAAGTTCCCTTTTGGGTCTCGCAGAACCAGGTCATCGCTTGACCGCAAAGCTAGCGTAGCTGCGATAGGTCGTGCAAACGAAAACTCTTCCCCAGTGCGGCCGCTTATCGTAACTCTAACACACCAGGCCACAACAAGCGTCTCGTCTGAAAGCCCGACGACTTTCCCGCTCCCGCCTTTAAGCGGCTTAACTATTCTCCAACCGGGCTCCGCAGGAATAATCGCTGTTACGTACTCGTCATCTGGCATACTTGGTCACCCCATCTAGTTGATTGAGATACTCGTACGGATCATCCGGCAGGTCGTACCCCCGCCGCCAGTCCGTATCGTCAAAGTCGCCCGGCCGTGGCGCGGGATCGCCCACAAACTGGTCGATAAGCGCATTCAACCCATAGAGCTCGCGAAAAAAATTACTCATCTTAGTCCTTGGCCTCGCAACCTAAACATCCCTTAATTGCCTGGTCCAAGTTCGCGAGCAGCTCATTAAGCGTCGCGCCTTGGCTCGCGCAACCAGGTATCGCGGGCACTTCGGCCCACCAGCCGCCGTCTTCGCCGTGGATCACCGCGTCGAGCTTCAACGTAATCAAAAGCCTTACCGTTTTGTCCATAACGTCTGCTCCGCGTCCACCCTAACCGCCATGCCGGTCATCGCTTAGCCGCATCGTTTTCACAGCGAGCCCCTTGGAAGCATGGCCAGCTCGCCGGCATTGTAGCGAATACCAATCCACCCGGGAAATGCGACCTATGCTTCATGATCATCTCGTCCAGATTCAGGAACAGCTCGCCGAGGGTTGCACCTTGCGCCGCGCAGCAAGGTAGCGCAGGCACCTCTACCCGGTAACCGTCGTCTTCCTTGTGGATCACTGCATGAAGCCTCAGCGTCACCCAAAGATCTACCGTCCGTGTCATAGTACTTGCCCCGTCGCAAATTCCGGGCCGCATCCCCACCACCCCTACCACAACATCCGTATATACGCAATACCATTGCGTAGATACGCTAGGGGGAAGGCGGAGGCTGCGTTGGCCCAGCGTGATTTTTCGAGCGCGCGCGGCCACCCACCCCGGCTCGGACTTTTGTGGCACGCTTCTTGCATGACGGCCGCAATCCTGGCTTGGCATGGAGTTTGCAATAGCACAAAGCATTCCTTGAGGCCTGGCACAATTCTTGCGAGCGGGTCATGGTAGCCTGGTTGGCACAATTCTTGCGAGCGGGCCATGGTCACGGCCAGCTAGCAAAAGCTGTGCCAGCGGGCCATGGCATCGCGCGTGCTATTGCAAGATACGTACCAGGCGCGCCGCGGACCGTCTGATTAGCATTCAGACGTTCTCGAGGAAAAAACCGCGTAAAATCAAGGGTTTGCGGCCGCATGAGGCCGCGTTTGTCCGTGATTTTGTCCGTATTCGCCTCGAGGTCGAGGCGCGGCCGCATCATATATATAGATCCGCGCGCGTAGCAAACATCATGCCAAGTCGCGGCCGTAGCAAACATCATGCCAGATTTTCGGCCGCAGCAAGCTCTGTGCCAAACCGCGCTCGCATTTTCGCTGTATGTTCGCTTTGTGGCACTTTGCCACATGTGGCGCCACATGTGGCATTTTGCAACACATAGCAAGCTCTGTGCCAGATTTTCGGCCGCAGAATTGCTATTAGCAAGCCTTGTGCCAGCCTTTCCGGCCGTTGGCATACTTCTTGCGCCAAATCGGCAATTTTTGCAGCCTCGGCAAATTTTGCCGGCAAATTTTGCAGCTTCGCCGCAGTAAGTTTACTGCACCCACCAAATACCTACCGAACGGTTGGTAAGTTAACCCAAATGGTGTATCGAGTAACCCATTTGGGGTAGTGTCGCTAAGTGGTTGATTTCGTTGAAGAATTTCGACGCAATCTAACGAACGTTAGGTAGATTTACCCCATTTCGTATACTTTGTTTTTTCTTCTCTTTCTATCCGCGCGGCTAGGGCCGCGCGGAGATCCTTGTATTTACTAGGTTTTTTGGGAGATGTGAGGTCGATTGCGGCCGAGTACCTGAGCGCGGCCGTGGTTGGCATGATGTGTGCTACCTATTATAGCCTAGATAGCCCAGATAGGCTGGGCTCAGATAGGAGGAGACATGATAATCGAGGACGGTTGGAACGGAGCCTACGACGATCGAGCCGTCGCGCTCTTTCACTCGGCGTGCAGGAGCCTCGGCCGCGGCGACATAAGGTGGATCGCCTGGTCGACGGTAATGCTAGCGCCCGCCCGCGACCGCAGGCCAGTCCTGAAACTGCGCGATCTGCGAGACGCGTGCGTCGAGGCGGCACGCCAGAACAGGGTCCGGCGTCGTCTGTCCCTTCGCGCGCTAGGTGATCTGACGCGCTTTGTCGAGGCGCGGTGAGAAAGCGGACGGAGGTGAAGCGATGGACCTGGAAAAGCTAAGCGAAGAGATATCGAAAATCGAGGGCGTCCAGTCTGCGCACGCTTGGGCGCGCGTACCAGGGAAAGAACGGATCTACGTGGAGCTGATCAGCCTAAATGGCGGAAGGCACTGGAACGCCGGCCGCGGCGCGATTCTCGAGGTCCTGGCTGACGGCACCATCAGGGAGCCGAGGACCTATGCCGGCGCCAAAACTGCCAACTATCACCTCCACGAAAACCGAACGATCGACAAAATCTGCGCTGTCGTGGAGATAGCGAAGGGTAGGTAGGTGACATGGCAGTGGTTTTGTTTGCATTCATTGTCATCATGATTGTAGTGGACGTGCTCATCGAGCCGGACCCGATCACGCGCAGGCCGCGGCTGAGGCGCAGCAGGCACTAGGAGTAGCGGAAACACACAACCCCGGCCCGGAGACCGGGCCGGGAGATAGGAGGACAGAGAGATGGCGATGAGTGAGCGAAAAATGCAGGCATTTAGTGAGATCGAGATCGACTACAGCGGCCCTGGCGTCTACTGGCTGGAGGGACCGAGGGGCCACGGCGGCGAGCTCCGGCTCGGCCTGTGCTACAGCGAAGCGGATCTGGTCAACGCCGCCCAGGGGGCCGTCGCCGTAGGCAGTGACGACGACGTCTGGACCGGCTGGCACACGTGGCGCGAGCCTGAGGCGGAGGCGGACGAATAGCGGAACACACCACAACCCCGGCCCGGGAGACCGGGCCGGGATAGGAGGATGATATGAAAACCGTGGAACAATATCGCAATTTCCATCGAACCGAGAATGCGCCATGGGAGATTCGAGCCGCTTGCGAATGTTGCGGCTGGGAAAGCAGTTGGTATCCCGCGAACGACGCGACGCCAGAAGATTTAGCCTTGGACCATGCGAACCTTGCCGGTCACCATGTCGCATACGGAACCTTCGGAACCAATGGCGAACCCTTGCCGATGTTTGTAGGCAATATGCGCGCGCGAAGCACCACGGTTTCGATTGACGGAAACATTCGACCTATTTATACGGGACGCGCTACGCATAGAAGGCTAGAAGGCTACCTTCAGCATCCAAAACGAAAGCGCTACGTACGCTCTTACGTACGAAACGGAATTCTCGAATCCGGCCTTGGCCACAACACCAACTAGAAACGCAGAACACAAATCCAAACCCCCGGCCCGGTTAGCCGGGCCGGGGTAGGAGGCAAAAAAAATGGGACGCTACGGTAAGCACACACGGGATCGGCTGAAACGGCTCCGCGAGCCGGTGACGCCCGCCAGATACGATGCCCTTGGCGCGGCGGGAGTAGCGACAGTGGGACACGCGCCACAACCGCACTATCATGCGTTCTACGCAGACAGCTGCGGACAGCGCAGCGAGATGATAGCGCCATCCATCGAGCTTGCGGCCATGTATCTCTCCAGCCGGTACTCGCTCCCCCCCAGTGTCTTTCGGGAGATCTGTCTCTATCACCGCGCCAGCCTGACGCGCCGGGGAGGGGGGAGCGCGGTCGTGAGCGTGATGGCCTGCGTCGGGGACTGCTACGAGTCTAAACAGGGGAGACCATGACGATGGGACGCTACGGTAAGCACACACGGGATCGGCTGAAACGGCTCCGCGAGCCGGTGACGCCCGCCAGATACGACGACGATCCAGATCGCCAGGAGACCTGGATGACGGTCGCCTGCGCTCACGGCGAGGCATGCGCACGACGCGGCGGTCCAGACTACCCGCCGGACGGCACCGTGAACGATTATCGCGAACTCCTAACGGAGCTCCGCAAGGAGTTTGGACTGATCGATCCCGACCATCTGATGATCCTCGACTCATTCCGGGCCGGAATCGAGTCAGTCCTGATCGAATACACGCATCCGGAGTACATCCATGAGTACGAGCGGCTCTCGCAGTCGACGCGCCAACGGCTCCTAGCAGACGTCCGGGCGCTCGGTGCGGCGTGCGCCCGGCAGGCCTACGAGCGGCACGTCACGATCCCCCACGATGGCGACATTGACGCTCTGCGCCAAATCCTCGGCCGCTACGGCGTCACACAAATCCCGCGGGTCTATTTCAAGAACCAACACCCGATCTGGGCCGCTTTCCGCGACGGCATCGCCGACGTCCCTGAACCCCGGAGCTAACGAACTAATCTAACCCGGCCCGGACGACCGGGCCGGGCAGGAGGCTACGAACATGAACATAAACGACATACTGAGCCGTGCATCACTCACGGACGCGGAGCGAGAGGCAGCCGATCGCGCGATCATCGATCTATGGGAGCGAGAGCCGGAGGGAATCGAGCGCGCAGGGCGCGAGATCGCCCGGTGCGTCGCATGGATCCGCCACGAGGCGACGCTACGCGGCCAGCCGATGACCGTCACGTGGCCATCAGGACGTGTCGAGTCGGCGCGCCTGCTCGACCTCGACGAGGCGCGCGCTTATTTCCCTGGCGTGCTAGGCGGTTTCGTTGGCTTACTCTACGCGATCGTCTACGACAGCGGCCGCGTAGACCTCCAGGTAGGAATCGGATAGCCCGGCCGTCCGAGCCGAGATACAGGAGACACAATGAAACGAAATTATACCATTTACCGTCCGTACTTGGAGCTCTCGCCGGAAGAGCGGCGGGCGCTCAAGTTGTTCGCGGTACAACAGAACAAGACCATCCAGGATTTCATCACGGACCTGGTCCGCCTTGCACTCGCGAGGATGGCCGCCGGCAATCCCGCCGTGCGAAAGGACGATTACATATGACCGCCGCGATTCTCGGATACATCATCGCGGCCGCTATCGTCATCGTCGCGCTCGACTGGCGCTGGCGGCCGTAATGGAGGCCTTATGACGGATATGCGGCCACTGCGACGACGCATGTTGATCGATTTGGCGTGGTGTTTCATTGGGGGTTTCGTGTTCGGATACGCAACCACCATGAGCGGCCAAATGATCGGAGAGGCGTGCATGCTCTACGGAGCGCTAGTTGGCGCCATCGATTCGCTAGCGATAAGCATCTTCGAGCTGCACGATAACCTCGAAAAACGACTCGACAATATCGAGAGGAGGATTAACCATGATGGTCGGCTGTAAGTTGCTCCAACCCGACGGCACGTCGCTAAACGGCGAGTACAAATACGACCTGTCCGGCAAATGGAACATCGTACCTGGAAACGGCGCCTACGTCGCCGTCACCGGCGGCCTCTCTGGTGCTAAAGCGGGCAAACTGCTGGTATATCTGGATTGCGAACAGCCAACCGGAGCTAAGGCGCCCGAAGGCGTAGTCTGCTTCCGGCGCGTTAGGGTCATTCCAGACTGCCCAGATCGCATAACACCAGAGCTGCGGGGAGAAGTCGTCTGCTACTCACCAAAACTCACGCCACGAGAGCGCGTCGACTTGGCACGCCAATCTGACCCTTACTGGCGAGGAATGATTGCCTACCAAGCGCCAGGCCTAAGCGCAGAAGAGCGCCTCGAGTTGGCACGCCAATCTGACCCTTACTGGATGGGAAGGATTGCCTGCCAAGCGCCAGACCTCACCCTCGAGCAACGCGTCGACCTGGCACGCCAAGGTCACCCGTATTGGCGAGGCGAACTAGCCTGCAACAACCCAGAGCTAACCCCGACCCAGCGATTCGAGCTGGCCCAAAACTCCGCACCCTATTGGTGCGGCGCAATCGCCTCGGACACGTCTTCAGGCCTGACCCCCGAACAGCGATTCACGTTAGCCCTACGGGCTACGCCCGAATGGCAATACCAAATCGCGCTCGATACAACGCTGGAACTCACGGCGGAACAACGTGAAACACTTCTCAATGCGGCCAGAGGAGGATCCGAACAATGACCCCGTCCGAACAAACTCTACGCGAGGCGCTCAACCAGGCGCTGGCGCTCCTGACCCAGTACCACATTACCCTGGTCGAGCAGGTGCCCGACGCCCGCATCATCGAGCCGCTCATCCGCGACCTATTGGCCGTCCGAAAGGCCGCCAGTAAGGCGCTCTAGCCAAACAGGCGGGACCTGGTCTATCCGGCCAGGGCCCCGCCACCTCAGCAGTCGTCGTCGCACTCGGTTACGTCCAACCACGCCTGGCGGCCGTCGCTAGGAAATACGCCGTAGCGATACGTGTGCACTTCCTCCCTCACGCGCGGAGGCAGGCCGTACTTCTCGCCCAAATAGTCGAGTACGTCATCCATCGACTCCGCCGTTATCTCTGCATGGCGTCCGTATTCGTCCCTATAAACCACGTGATAATGCGTCTCCATTAAATCTCCTCGGCGCGGGGGCCTCGGCCTTTAGGCCGAGGAGGAGCGCCAGCTTGATTAATCTTGAATTTCTGCTATATTTGAAAATGTGAAGCTGATCGCCCAAATCAAGCTCGCCGCCGATTCGGCGCAACTCCAGGCGCTGCGCATGACCATGCGCCGGGTCAACGAAGCTTGTAATGCGATTAGCGCCATCGCGTGGGAGAAAAAGACTTTCGGCCAATTCGCCTTGCATAGCTTGACCTATCGAACCGTCCGTGAACGATTTGCGCTCTCGGCTCAAGTTGCTATCCACGCCGTCGTTAAAGTTGCCGACGCCTATAAGCCCGACCGCAAGCGCCAACGCCGTTTCAAGCCTTTCGGCGCAATTACCTATGATGACCGCATCCTTTCCTGGAAGCTGGACCAGTCCATAGTCTCTATCTGGACCGTCAGCGGCCGACTCAAAATCCCGTTCCAAGCCGGAGAGCGACAACGCCGACTGCTCGCCTCGCGGCAGGGCGAAAGCGATCTTGTACTTTTTCGCGGTGATTTCTATCTGTTCGCCGTTTGCAACGTCGAGGAGCCGGAACCGAGCGACTTCAAGGACGTGCTCGGCGTCGATCTTGGTATCGTCAACATCGCTACGGATTCCGACGGCGAAAACTTCAGCGGTGCGCATCTGAACGCCTTGCGCCATCGCCACCGGCGCTTGCGCGCCAAACTCCAAAGCAAAGGGACCAAGTCCGCAAAGAGGCTGCTCAACCGTCGCCGCAAGAAGGAATCGCTGTTCGCCCGCGACATGAACCACCGCATCAGCAAACGCATCGTGGCCAAGGCCCAAGGCACCCGCCGCGCCATCGCGCTCGAAACGCTCGACGGCATTCGCGACCGGGTAACGGTTAGGCATGGCCGCCAGCGGGCCGCGCTGCATAGCTGGGCATTTCTCGATCTGAAACAGAAGATCGCTTACAAGGCGGCGCTCGCGGGCGTGCCGGTGTTCGGCGTCGATCCGCGCAACACCTCGCGCACTTGTCCGAGTTGCGGCCTTGTCGATAAGCGCAACCGGCCTTCGCAGGCCGTCTTCAAGTGCATCGGTTGCGGTTTCGCTGGCCGCGCTGATCACGTGGCGGCGGAGAATATCCGCCGGGCCGCAGTCAATCGGCCATACGTGGGAACTACTTGTGCTTCGCGACTTGAACATCCCGTTCCTGCAAGCCACCCGCTTTAGCCGGTGGTAGTTGACCCGGCCGCGGAAATCGCCTCTGCGGCCGTTTTAACGCGAGCCAGGCGCCATTTCGTCGGCCTCGACCGGCTCGGCTCCGCAATCCGCCAGCCATCAACCACCGTGCCGACCAGCCGCCGTATCACGCGCGCGAGCGATACCTGACGCGCACGCTGGCTCAGAGGCCGCCCGAACCACCAATCCAACCACGAGGCTAGCTCCACTAGCTGATCGGTCGTAGCCGGTAGGTCGTCGTATGCGGCCGCCCAGGCTCGGATAAACCGCGCGATAAGATCGCGACGATACGTCTCATATTCAGCGTGAGTCTCTGCATCGGTGGGCTCCCGAACGAGCCTCCATACATCATCCCAACACTCATGCCCGCGCCGTCGCCAAAGCGAATAGCGTCGATCGCCTAGATCAACCCGCCTACGTCCCTCGTGAGCTTCCAACACCCGATAGAAGGACGACACCACGTGACGGCCACCAAATCCGCGTGCGTGACGATACATGAGCGGCTTGCCGATTTCTTCCGCTAGCTCATCAATCTCCTGGAACGTCACCCACTGGTCGCCGTACCGCTCCGCCCAAAGCGGAATCAGCTTCTCGAACGCTTCGCGCTTCTGCACTATAACCCTCCGCGTGATAACATTATTACTTATGCTTTAGCAGAGGATAATCGACATGTCAAAGCGGAATCGACATACGGACATACCTAAATACAGGTAGGACACCTTCTACCTTCTTTAGGGAGTGAAACACTCTCCTAGGGGGTATAGCGAGAGTGTCCACCTTGGACCTAGGCGTGTTCATATGTCGAGTCGAAACGGCCTCAAAACGGCGGATCGTCGTCGGAGTCCGACATATCGGCATCAATTTCCGCGGTTTCATGCTTGGCAACGTCGACATCTCGCGCAATCGCGCCACGATCTTCCGGCTTTGCGAGCTTCCAAATGCGCGGCCGCTTGCCGACAGGCTCCAGAACGCGCCATCCGCGAATTGTCGCCATGCGATTGCGATGGATTAGCACGGCTAATGCAGTTTCCTGCGCACGATCGCTCTCGCTCCGGCCGAGATACAGGCCTTCGACACTTCGCGCGATGTCGAGTAGTTGGGCAGTCGTGGCGCCGGTCGTGCCGAACTCCTCGCCCCAGCGCTCCACGAACGTGGCGAACGCATCCTCGCTCGGCGACAGCGCGCTCAGGTCGTCGCGGTCAGCTAGGAACCCATGCACGCCAATTGCGTCTAGTACTGCGCTCATCCGCCGGCAGAATCCCTCGAAACCGCCGAGAACCGGTCCATCAACGGCCGGAGCCGCGCGCAATCCCCAGGCTGCCAGCGTGACGAATGCGGCCACCAACGCGGCGCGGTTTTCGCGCGCGTACTCCAGGATGTTCGGATGCCGAAATCCGGTCCGCAGTTCGGGCCGCTCGGTCTGGGCATCCTGTCGGATGCGCAACGTCCTGCCCAGTATTTCGCGGCTCACGAGCGGATTGTTGCACGTAAACGCGATCACGCATCGGACCGGAACGCGCACGATTTGCGACGTGCCAAGCAGTCGCGCCGACCAAATCTCATCTGTGAGCAGTTTCTTGAGCGACGCGGACTCCAGGTGCTCCGCGTTGTCGATAAGCAAGGCGTCCGGCTCGCGCGCTAGCGACGACGTGAGCTGCTTGCGCCATTCTTCCTCATCCTGGAGCGGCGGCAGTTCCTCGATTTCCGTACAAACGATCCGCGACAGGAGCCGCATCAGCAGGCTCTTGCCGGTTCGCGCCTGCGGTGCCTCGAACCGAAACCCCGGAGCCGGTCCGTTGAACGTCAGCCGAATCAGCGGTAACAGCGCAAATGCATAGGCGTGCGCGCGGTCACATTCGTCCTGGAACGGAAAATCCGCCAATAGGTCGTCAATCAGTGCTCGCGCCTGCTCAACGGCCTCCTGCGTAGGCTCCGGCAAAACCAATTCCGCAAAACTGGGATGCGGCACGTAATAGACCCCGTCCACGAACCCCTCGGCACTCATGATCACGCGCGACGGCGTCGCAACCGGCACCTCGGTAAGCCGCTGCATCAATGGAACCGGCGGCGATGGATGCGCGAGTAGGTTGCGGATGACGTTTTCGTGGAGCGGCGCGGGTCTAAACTCGCCCTTGTGCTGGTATTTAAACGCAAATCGCGCGGTCAAGGCCCACCGCATCCGGTCCACGTCCATTACGAGGCGCTGCGCGCGTCCGAGCAGGTCGCGCCGCACGATTACCAGACCAGTGGCGGTATGAACCAGCCACGGCCGGTCCGATGGATTTGTCTGCTTGATGGATTCCCAAATGGTGGCCGAAATGGTCCACAAGTCGGAGCCGGAGATGTCAACGTCGCGGCGTTCTGCGGACGGTTTTTCCGGCCGGAAAACGTGGGACTCGAGGTACTCCAGGACTTTTGCGGTTGTCCATCCTTCCTGTTCAGCATCGGCCAAGTCCCACGAATCGCGCCAGCTCGGGTCGGGCCGTACAATCTCCACGTCGTAGCCGAGAATCTCGGCCGTTTTGGTGGCTGCCTGGATGCCACTTTGGTCGTTATCCGGCCAGATAACCTTGCGACTGGTACGATTGATAACCGGCGACCAGTCCGTGTATTTCTCGCCGACGAATTTGTCGCCTGAGGCATTGCTGACAACAATCCAGTCGGGGAGCAGGCGCCGCGCCGCGTCGGCCGTTTTCTCGCCTTGGACAATCAAAACCGGCGCGTCAGGGTCTGCGGCCAGCGATTCCAATCCGTACAGCGGATGCGGGTGAGGCAGCGCGCGCTTGACCCATGCAGTCGAACCGTCGCGCGGATTCATGGCGAAAACTATCGGCCGAAACTGCTTGCGCTCGCCAGGCTTTTCGAGCCGCACGCGCCAGCCTAACAGCTCGCCGTCCGCATTGTAGTACGGCCACCACGCCGTTGGCTCGCCCTCCTGCGGGCTGAACGTCACCTGCGGCCGACCTTCGTCATCAATCGGCGCATCGTCAGGAACCGGCGTGATAATCTGCCAATTAGGCGTCGAAACGGCGCGCAATTGGCGGGTCGGCCGCTCGATGCTCCAGCGGTCGGCCAGCTCATCGCAAGCCTCTTTGTAGCCGATGCCGCGAATCTGGGCATAAAGCGCAACCAGGTTCGAGCCACCTTCCCCGGTGGCCCAGTCTTTCCAGACGCCGTCCTTTTCGAGATTGACCTTTAGCGAGCTACCTGGACCGCCACGGATACTGGCGGCCAGATAATAATGGCCTTGGATTTTGCCGCCGGGCAGCCATTCCTGCAAAATCGCCGGTGCGCGCCGAAGAGCCTCACGTCGAACCGCCTCCCCGTACTGCTTCCAGTCCATCCATGCCCCTCCAGTATCTGACGGCCGCTTCTTCCAACAGGCGCTGGCACCAGGCGCGCGCGGCGCGTCGGTTGCCGCAAAACTGGGCCGCAATGCCAAATTCGTCCTGCCAGCTCGCTACGCTGGCGAGAACCGTGCGGCCTGGAATCTGGCTGCGCTCGAATCCGCGCAACAAGTCGGCCCAATTCGCCTCGATCAACAAATATGACCGCTCGAAAGCGCGCAAGCGGCCGAGCTCGCGCTCGAACCGCTCACGTCCGTATCCGCAAACCGCCCACAAATCGGGCAGCGTTTTACGCTCGATTCGCACGGGCAGAATAACGCCCGCGACCTCGATTGCATAGTCCCCCTCGTCCAGCTTCTGGACGCGCTCCCCGCCGAACGCCAGCTCGCGACGGACCGTCCGGGCAAAATGATAGCGGGTTGTCGGCGGCTCGCGCGAATCGATTATGAAAACAACGTCCGGCTTCCGCGACCGCACTATACTTTAAGGTCTAACCATGCGGGCTTAACGCCTTCGACAAATTCAGCCACACTCTCCATCGCCCGCTCGAGCACGTCGTCCGGTATGTTGTTTTGCTCACAGGCCGTGGCTGCAAACTGTACCGGGTCAAAATTTTTTAACGCGCGCTCCATCAGCGCGCCGAGCAGGATTGCCATTGCGGCTATCGCAGCCTCATTCTTTGTCATCGTTTAACCAGGGTGACTCAATATCCAGGATTTTATCCGCGCGGACCACATGAAAGGTTTCACCGTCTATCGTGAACGAAGGAGACGACCATTCGGAAAACCGTATTCTACGCCGATCAAAGAATGATGATACGTTTTCCCCAATCGCGATAACTTCGCCACTTACAAAAGTGCTCATTGGGCGTGTGCGAACCACCCGCGCCAGAACACATCCACGTACGGGCTTAATCCGTGCGACCACTTTATCCTTGGTCACGACTCTCTCCCCCTGGCGGTCCGCTCGCACAGCTCATCGTCACATTCCTGCGAACAGACGAATCGCTCCTCGATAACATCGAAAAACGTGGTCATCGCGCCGCAAAGCACGCAATGCGCAGGATGCGGGCGCGTCTCCAGCCGCTCTGAATCGAACCAGCTATGCATTTTGTACTCCTCAATCACGAATTTTGCTCTCTTCGCGCTTGATCTCTTCCGTCCGCCATTGCCACTCAGCAAGTTCCTCGAAAAGGCCGCCAAGGCTATCGGCCATGTCGGGGTCAAAGTCGTAGAGCGTGGCAGTAGCAACGATTTTGCCGTGCGTTTCCAGCTGAATCGTGACTTCGCGAGTCCAAGAGTAGTCGACGTCCACCTTGACGGCAGTTTTGCCGGTCTCACTTCGAACAATTTCACTAAAATCGCTCATTTTCGCCTCCTATGTTCTTTTTGCTACCCGGTATTGTTTCGGCCGCAGGCCATAAGTGCCCGCGACGGCCTCAGTCGCCGTTTTTGCTCGCGGATCGCACGGCAGGAAATAATGTTTGTACGACCCGTCCGGTTCGGGTGTTCCGTTCACGACCTCGACCAAGGCTATGTAGTCGTCAAGCTTCCACAACGTGCCGTTCCGGTCCTTATGACAGCGGTAGCCGCGGGTCTGCATTTCCCGGACGAAACGTTCCAGACCAAAGAGCTCGATCAGCGCGCGGCGCCTCTCGACGTTTGTGCATTGCGTGATCGTATCAAACGCTACCGTTTCGGGCCGCATGATGGCGTCTTCCCACAGCTCAATGCCGTGATACGCCCAGATTGACCAGCCATCGCGATACCTAAGCGCCGGGCCATCGGTACTATGCAGTCTGCCACGGTCGTCGACCGCTATCGTCGCCGGCCGCTCGTACAACCAACAAACCGTTGCGCTGGCGGTAGCGCCAGCAGCAGACTCGCAAAGCACGACTAAGTGCTCGTTTAGCGGATAGGCGTCGCACAGACCGCGCGAGCGGCAGTAATCGTAAAGCGCGGCGTGATTTGCGTCCCAACAGCCAACAGACCCGTAGAGCCTAAAGTCCCAGCACGTGTCACTCACGATTTCGCCAAGGTATCGCAGCGCTTCATCTCGGTCCGTGAATTTCGACCGCGAGAGCCATTCGTCGCCGCCAAGCATCGCTAGTACCTGTTCGGCATCCTCCAGCGCAATGAATTTCGTCCCCCCACGGATGAGAGTGCCTAGTGCCGTGGCTCCATAGCGCTGCAAATGTGTCCCCAGATAGGCAGAGACGTGCACGTCAACGTCGTACAAGTCGAAAAGGCCGCGCGCCACGATCTCCGAGGGTGAAGGCCTGTCGTGCAACTCTGGCACGTAGCGCGTAATCCAGCTCCGGTCAAACAACTTGCTCCCGAAATCGACCGCGAACTGCTTTAGCGCCGTCAGGACGGTTTCAAGCCACGACATGGACAATAGGGTTGTTGTGCCGAAGCAGCTTCTTTGGACCCGATCAGGTAGGGAGTGCCACGAAATTGAGCTACTCCGCACGAAATCCTCGCACCACTTCGACTCATCGGTCCCAACCACACGAGCAACGTAGGCGGCCCGCATTATCCACTCTTCGCGCGGCGACCTGACCCACTCGATTCTCGCGGGCGGCTCGTAGCCCAGCTCCGTGTAAATCCCCCGAATCGCAGCCTCGGCGCGCGGACGGTCGGCAGGCTCCGTGGAAAGGCAAACTTCGACCCACTTGTCGGCAAACCGTTCCCATTCGTCCTTCATGGCGGTAAGCCTCAATCCGAGACCGGCCGCCAGTCGAGCAGTGACCGCTCCCGCTGCCGAATGACCAGGTACGTGCCCGGTTGGAGCTCGTGCGGCGCGTGCTCATCGTGCAACAGCCTGGCGGGCTGTTCGACCTGCAACACGTTGACTCCGAGCCCCCGTAGGTCTACGGAGACCTGCTCGCCGCCTTCCATGAAGAAACTACAGGTGGTGGCTGGCTCAAACAGCCGCACGCCTGGTTCCTCGATGCGGTGAGTGTGGCCGGTTGCTTCGCCGTAGGCGAGTACGCAGCCCTGCGGCTCGCGCGGAACCTCGGACATCTCGCCTTCGACCCGCTCAAGCGGGATCAGCAAAACGTCGCCTTGTGCTAGTTGATTGTTCTTCATTGCATTTACCTCCAAAAATTGTGTGTGCGCTCAATGAGAATGGCGCTCTCCGTTACTTTGGCTCGCTCTCCATCTTTGGTACTCTCGCAAGGCTTGGCTCGCTCCATCGCACTGGTACCCTCGAGTGCAGTGGCTCGCTCGGAACTGGTGGTACTCTCAGACGCCATGGCTCGCTCATTGTTGTTGGTGCTCTCATTTTCCGTGGCTCGCTCGAATAACCTGGTACTCTCCGACGACTTGGCTCGCTCCCGCATTGTGGTACTCTCGCGCATTATGGCTCGCTCATTGTTGTTGGCACTCTCGCATCCTCTGGCTCGCTCGAATCAGATGGCACTCTCCATTCAAGTGGCTCGCTCACGGGTTCTGGTACTCTCAGCGGTTGTGGCTCGCTCAATGGACCTGGTACGCTCCGCTTCCGTGGCTCGCTCGGCCGCAATGGTACTCTCGGCGTCATTGGCTCGCTCCCGAGTGCTGGTACTCTCAATTCCGGTGGCTCGCTCTACGCGCCTGGTACTCTCCAAAAGCTTGGCTTACGACGCCTCATCCGCGCCGATAAAATCCCTGTGTTTTAGATGGTCGATCACGTACGGCTTCGGCGGTTCCTTATGGTAGTGCGCGCGGTAGGCGACCTCGTGCCAATGTGACAAGAACAGCTTGACCGTGTAACGGGTCGCCCGCGCATGAATATGTGCCGGCGGCAACATCGGTACCAGCCCGCCAGCTTTTTCGCTCGCTTCGCGCAAATTCTCCGGCAGCGGACTTCCATCGCGCAACGCTTTCTCAACCAGCGGCGCGGAAATCTCGCCGCTGTACCAGGCGCGCGCCATCGTGTCAAGGCCGAACCGCTTTACGGTCAGCACGTGCTTCGCATACTCCGCATTTTCGCCTGCCAGATTGCGCTGCCACTCAAGCGTTTTGCGCTCCTTGTATATGCGTCCGTATAGGCTGTTCGGCTTGTTCGAAACCTTGACGAACGATTCGCCGATTTTCCAGCAGAGCGTCTTCAGCCCCTCGTTCCACGGCCGCTTTGCGATAGCCCGCGTCACCGTCTCGCGGGTCATTTTGATTTTCTTGCCTTGCGGGTTGGTTCTTGCCAGCATCACGAGCGTTTCAGGTCGGCAATGTATCACTTCGACAGCGCGGACAATAATGTCCTCCAGCGGCGTGTCCTCCGGGAACCGCGCAACGAACGCTTCGGCCGCTTTTGCACCGATCCACTTTTGCTTAGGGTCCAATCCCGCAAAACGCCAGATGTGGCCGACGGTCGGCGCGCGGTTCATGTCGATGTGTGCGAGTAGTCCAGCGCTCAGAACCGGGCCGATTCCAAGAATCCCCAGCGCCCAGCGTCCGACCTCGGCGTTCTCCGCGAAAGCGCCGAGCGCACGTCGAATCTGATATTCCAAGGCGTAAGTCACACCGGCGATCCATTTGAGCAGGTTCGTTGGCTCGTTTCGTTTCTCACATTGGCGCACCTGGTGTTCGGTCGCAATGCGTATCCGCTGCACATCGTAATAGGTGTTAACGGCATACCGGGCCTGTCGGCGGCCCATTGATGCGGCGGCCTTGAGGTCCAGCCGCAGTTTGGAGAACGATGCCAGCAATTCGCTGGCGAGTTCGTCCTGGTCGAATCCGATTCCGTTTTCCATTTGTGTTACCTCCTTAGATGTTCGCTCTGTTTTTGGCTTGCTCTAGAATTCTGGTACTCTCACAGTCTGTGGCTCGCTCATCCACTTTGGTACTCTCCGGCTCGCTGGCTCGCTCGCGCCCTATGGTACACTCACAACTTCTGGCTCGCTCACCAGTATTGGTGCTCTCCACAACCATGGCTCGCTCACCATATTTGGCACTCTCACGTCGTCTGGCTCGCTCTTGAGTCGTGGAACTCTCGAAGGCGATGGCTCGCTCACAAGCCTTGGTACTCTCTGGTAGTCTGGCTCGCTCTACATCAGTGGTACTATCCTCTATGTTGGCTCGCTCGGAACTGGTGGTACTCTCACAATCTCTGGCTCGCTCCGGCCGCCTGGCACTCTTCCGCTCCGTGGCTCGCTCCGAGGCCTTGGTACTCTCACGATTTGTGGCTCGCTCCCGTGCCGTGGTACTCTCCGCCAAAGTGGCTCGCTCAATGGACCTGGTACGCTCCGCTTCCGTGGCTCGCTCCGACGCTATGGTACTCTCACAATCTCTGGCTCGCTCACAAGTCCTGGCACTCTCGCCCGTCGTGGCTCGCTCTTACACGCTGGCACTCTCTCATCCAATGGCTCGCTCCAAATTGTTGGCACTCTCACCGGACTTGGCTCGCTCACCAGACGTGGTGCTCTTCAGTCCTACTGGCTCGCTCCCGTAGGATGGTGCTCTCAGAGAACATGGCTCGCTCCACCGTCATGGCACCCTCCGCATGTTTGGCTCGCTCACGGACTTTGGCACTCTCCTGTTCCATGGCTCGCTCCCTAACCGTGGTACGCTCAAGTAGCCTGGCTCAATCGTTTTCTCCCACCTCCTTGACCATCAGAGATAGCGACGGCGCGCGCTCATGGACCGCCGGTACCAGCCCTAGGCTTCTCAGCGCCTGCATCGCCCGCTCGACCTGACCATCATCCACCACCGGTACGACTAACTCCCGCCGCCCGCCAACCAGCCGCCACGTCGCCCGCACCCCGCCACCGATAGTCGTTTTCGCCGTCGCGAGCCGTCGGAGCGCCGCCTCCGCCCGTCGCTTGAGCGCCTCCGCCTCAACCACCATCGCCCGCGCATCCATGAAGCGCCGCGCCGCATCCCGCCACTCTGGCGTCTCCAACTTTCGCACGCCGTCCGGAACCGGCCACCGGCGGTCCAAAACTCGTTGCCAAAACTCCTGTATCGCGGGCAGTAGCGTTTCAAACCAAAAATCGTCATCCCGCTCAACAGGATGAATCACCCCGTCACCCTCGTACCACGAAACAAAATCGCACGACGCGAGGTCCATCACCTGCATCTGAACCTGACACTGGACCCAATAGTAATAGGGGATCGCTTCTCTGTGCTGTCGAAACTGCCCGTAATCGATCGGGCATTTAACTTCCGCGCCGTGTTTCGCCCCGTCCCAGAAATCGAGCGAAGCGCGGATATAGTCCGCGTCGTCGTACACCGCGCAAACCGGTCTGCCGGTTTTGCCGGTCTGTTGCATATACCAGGCGACCGCGTCCGCCTCATGTTCGACGCCGTGGTCCATCGCGCGACTGCTTTTCTGCGGCTTGCGCTGGCCTGTCTTTTCCAGCCACAGGTCGTACGCCGTGCGGAACGGCGATTCCTCAAGAATCACGGCCGCATCAGACGCCCCAATCCCTTCGGATCGCCACTTGAGCCATACGTCAGACCGCTGGTCCAATTCGACGATCATAGCGTTCCTCCTTGAAAATCCCGCCGAAAATGGTCCGAAAAGACCACTTGAAAGGATCGAACTGGTACCCAGCTTGGTTTTTGTCTCGCCACGTTTCGCGCACGAAGTTTAGTGCGTAACGCATGTATTCCCCGGATTCTTGTGGGCACGTCGCCGCAGCGAGAACGTGTGCCGCAGCCTGCTGTAGGGGATGCCAGGTCTTCCACGATCGAGAGTCATCAGCGGACGGCCATGCGATCCGCTCGATCCAGGGGACGTATCGCTTCTCTAAAGCGCCCCGCGCTAGGGCGCGGGCGGCCAGAAGCAGTAACTCCGGATGCCAGCCAGGGAACAGTGCGACATCAAACTGCGTCGGGAACAGATTCATTAGCGTCTCAATGCAATCCGTCGCATATAGCACCAATTCCCGCGCCACGTCGATCGCGCGGACCAACGTGGCGCTTCTGGTAACCATTGCGTTGTAATTAGAATTCCACTCCGGCTCCCCAAACTCGAACACGCATATGACCGGACCTTCACCATCGGACGGATAGTCCTCTAACCGCTCCTGCAAGCACAAGTGAGTATCGGGATAGCCGATCAGGAGCCGCTCGATTGGCCGGGTTTCGCCGACCGTCCAGCGTACGCGAGCGTGTCCGTCCAGATTCGCGGACAGAGCCATATCCGTGAAGCGGAACTCGATTAGCTCTTTCACACTTCAAGGTCCTCGTATTCCTCTTCAGAAGGTTCGCTCTGTTCGTCAGCGGCGTTCTCAGGCCGCGGCGCATTCTCCATCGCACGCTTGAGGCCGCCAACCCGCGCGCCCGCCAATTGCGTACGAATCATGTCAAGCGCGATTTCGATGCTCGTTGCGCCGGGCTTGTCTGGCCGAGTCAGGCGCGCTTTCTCTAACAGGGCGATGAGCGGCTCGGCATCGTCACCGTTGATGTAGCCGGTCCTGCGCGCCGTGGCGAGAATCAGGTTCACCTGCCCCTTGGTCGGCGCGATGAACGGCGTTTTCGGTTTGGCCGCCGGCGCGGCAGGCGGGGGAGATTGCGGCTCGGCAGCTTCCTCGCTGGCCTGCGGCTCGGCCGGGGTTTCGGGCGGCAATTCGGCCGCTTGCGCGGGCTTCTCGGACGGCTTCTCAGGTGCAACGATGACCCGAACCGGCTCGCGATCGGGATTGTCGGCCTGTTCCATTTCCTCTGCGACGTACAGCCCGCTGGTTTCCTCAGGAAACGCGCGCCGCAAAGCGTTCGCCTCGGCGCACTTCGCCAACATATGCGCGGCCATTTTCCGCCAAAGCGGGCCGGGCGCCATGCTGCCATCCTTCTGCTTCACCATGGCCACGTAGCTGTCCCACAAGGCCACGGCCGTTATCGGCGCGGCAAAATCCTTCCGCAGCACCTGAATTTTCGCCGCTTTGGGCGGGGTCGGCTTCAGCCAAACCTCGAGCCAGTGCTCGCCATCATCGGTCCACCACGGACCTAATTGGCCCGCATATTTTCCGCTACGCTCCGCAAGCAGCCGCAGTCCGTCAATGGACACCTGGATTGCCATCACTTCGCGGCCAAGCGTCGCGTCCCAACGCTTGATTGCGTAAATCTGGCGGGCAAACGGATTCAATCGCCGTTGCTGGCAAACCTCGACAAAAAACGCAAGCTCCGTCGCGCTCACGCCGCGCGCGATGACGTCCTTGATTACCTGGATTTGTTCGGGCGTGAAGCCGGACCGTCCCGGCTCCGCCGCCCTGGTCAGAGCATTATCGCTCATTTGGATTCCTCCTTTTGTCGCAGTGCGCTTGCCTCTGCGCACTTGGCCAGGATATCCGTGCTCATTTTTCGCCACTTCTGTTCGGGTGCGATTTTTGCCAATTTCGCTGCGTTATCGCTCATTGTCCGTCTTCCTTATTTGATCCGTAACTCATCCGGATTCCAGCCTCCTGCACAAATCGTAAGCGGTTCGTGGCAACTCCTGGGCACCACTATCCAGTAGCACATCAAATTAGTATGCGCACTTGGAAACGGTCCGATAAATCCCGCAACATTGCAACTCTCTTTCGATCCTCCGAGTATGCAATCTTCGCCGGAGCCACACAGGTGAGTGTGATATTGCGCAACCATGAGCGCTTGGAGTTCAGATATCAATTCCTCAACTTTCATTGCCTGGAATCCTCCTCGTGTAAAGCATCGCTATCCCCTCGATTTATCCCGCGTCGCGTAGCGCACCAGAGCCGCTCGCGAAGCGCATTGGCGGCTACAGAACCGCATGTTGCTGCGACGCGCGTAGAACACCTGGCCGCACCAACGGCAATGGCGAATGCGCGCAATGATGCGCTCGAACGCCTGCCGTAAGTCCGCGCGGCCTACGGCGACGCGGTCAATGCAGGCTTGAAACGACTCGGTTTTCGGTTTGTTTTTCATACCGCCGGGTGGTCTGGGAAGCCAAGCGGCGCGCCCTGTGAGGCCAACCCCCTGTCGCCAGGGACGCGCCGCCACCACGAGAACACCACGGCCACAATACGACTAAGCCGCGATCGTGTCAATACGTTCGCGCGTAATCGTATTAATACGTTCGAGCGTAATCGTATTTAGGGGAGATCGCCCAACGCGGGCGCGAAAATTCCGCTCTCCGCAATCAGCGCATCGAGCATCGTGGGGTCGATCGTGGCGGGCGGTACGCGCCGCAGACGCGCACGAAACCCCACGTCAGGCAGCGCCGCGCGGATAAGCACCTGCGCGCAGTACTCCGAACAAAACAATCTGTGTGGATCATCCAACCAATTGACGGGCCGCTTTACGCCAAGCCGCCGCAGCAGCTCCACCCCCGCCATTCCGACCAAGCCCGAGAAGTTGTAGCCAACGCCGATTTCGTCGTGGAGCGCGCGCACGCCATCCCACAGCGATCCCACAACGGGTTTCCACAGGTGAACGATTTCGCGCGTCTGGCGGAACTCGCGAAGCGGAACAAGCGTGACGCCGCTCACATTCGCGCCAAGCGTCATCCACGTGCTGAGATAAGCATCGCGATACAAGAAAAATGCGTGATTGACACGGCCACCGGTAAACGTGCGAATGAGCCAGCCGAGAGCGCGCCGCAACGGACCGCCCGTGCTGCGACTGAATCCGATGTAGAGCGTGTTATTCGGGCGTTCCCTCACGGCGCTTTCGCCTGAAGTCATGTAGCCACGCAAGAAACTCGTCCACGTCTTCTTCTTCCGGCCAAACCTTTTCGGCTAGCCGTTCGAGTTCTGCGATCTGATCCGTTTCGGGCTGATTAGAATCGTCACGGTTGCACATTGCTGCACGCCTCCAGCGCCTTGATTTTCGCGACCAGCTTCTGCGCGTTCTCGCGGTCGAAGCAAAGTCCGTCGCCGCATTTGTTCATTGGTAGAGAAACCACGTCCGCATAGGCTGCGGGCGCGCATTTTACCGGCGCGGGCGGTTGAACGATTTGCACCGGTTCCGGTTTCGCGCACGGAACAGAGAGGAGCGGGCCGCAGCCCCCGACTGTGAGGAGGACGGCACAGCCGAGAAAGCGTGCGGCCCGCTGTAGAGGGGACAGGGCGGGGCAGTTGCGGACGCGTATGCGATCCGTGTTCTCAAGAGCGGCCCCGGGGTGGCCGTCACAGATGCATCCGGTCCGCATCATCAAAAATGCCCCATATCACATCTTCGTAAACAAGTAAATTTCTTTTCTAACTCTTTTCTAATACGAACGTCCTCTATCAGAGGATACAGTGTGGCGTAAAGGCCACCTGTCCAAATCATGGCGTACACAATTATGACAAGGTCCCGCACGATGTTTTTACGCTAGATGCGCTGCCACTTTCTCAGGAGCGGCCCGAGAGTAGCCGTCACAGATGCATCCGGTCCGCATCGTCAACCTGCCCTACTGCATGTTTACCGATCGTCGGCTTCTGCGCAAGCGCCGCCACGTAGCCGCTGCCGGCCGTGAACGCCGCGGCCGCCGCAATCAAAAGCGCGTTACGGTCGATATTCGGGTAATAGCCGCTAAGCGTCATAATGAACGACGCCAGCATCGTCGCCAGCACATGCACGAGTTGTGCGCGGGTCATGCCCCGCAGCGACTTGATGAATTCGATTACCTGGAAAAACGATACGTTCATTGTCCTAATGTTCTAGCCATGATGTGCCATTGCACCCCACAAGGCAGACGTTCGTGCCGCCGCCAGTCGGCGAGGTGCCATAGCTGCACGCCGCCGAAGCGTCTGTCACCCACAACAACATGTACTGGGTCGTCGAATTGCAGGTCGGCAGGTTGGCCGTGGTCGTGTGCCCGACGGTTAACTGGTTAACTAGCGCGTTTTGTCCCCAGCCGAGCGCGTCGCCCGTGGTCTGCGCCTGTCCCAGATTTTGCAGCCGCTGGCCGCCCATCGGCACACTGCCCAACGGCGGAAACGTCGCTACCACATTCGGCTGATTGGCGAGCAGTTGCGCTAACGTGGCGGTCCCGCTCGACGGCAGCGTGACCTTTACCAGCGCGCCCGTCGAAGGCACATACAGCGCCGCGTACACCCCGCCGACCGCGACCAACGAAAACGCGCCGGATGAATTCGTGTAGGTGCTCACCGGGTTCGGCGAGACCAACGCGCCGTTGACCATCGTCGGATAGATCGGCTGCTCGATTACCTGGACGCCCGAAAGCGGATTGCCCGAATTGTCGAGCAACGTGCCGGTAATCGTTACCGTGGTCTGCCCCCAACAAAGCGACGGCCACAACGCCAGCACGAGCGCGATATATCGCAGAAAGCGCATCATTTTAGGCCTTTGAGGATGCCGCCGAGGACCCCGCCGACGAACCCGCCTGCGAACTCGCCGACGATGAAGTAGGGTTTGCGGTCGCACCGACCAGTAGCGACTTCACGGAATCCTGCACGATAGTTTCGACCGTTAATTGTCCGAACGATACGGCCAGATTCTCGAATCCCGGAATGCCAGCTTTCACGGCCGCCCACAAGCGCGCCGCGGCTATCCCGAACTTCCAGGAACCAAGCGCGCCCGAAAAAACCGGGTCCTGCTCCAACTGCCCGACGATTTGCAGCGCGTAATCCTTGACTGCCTTGGTAAACGCGGGCAAAGCGGCCTTGAAGTCATCGACGGCGATTGTCTCGACCTCGCTGGCGGCAGCCTTCACGTCGCGCCAGATGAGCGCCGCAACGCCCTTGATGTCGTCTTCGACAACACCGACCTCCTGCTCAAGCATGGTTAGCAAGCTCATACTCATAACCCTCCGTTGATTGCGCCGACCTTCGAGGCTGCGTCTACCGCACCCGACAGGCCGCCCGCAGCGTTGCTGATTATATCAGACGATTCCTCGCCAAACGGGAACCGCAACCGGCCCGCTTCGTCGCGGCACACCACGAATTCCGACACGGGGTCGATAATCG